CGATCACGCTGGCCAATCACACGATGAACGCGAGCGGGAACCAGCCGGTTTTCGGCACGTTCTCCCAGACCCTTGGGAACGCAATCGCTGCAATGGCCGGCAACGAGTTGTTTACCGGCACGCTGGCCAAGACGCTGGCCAACCACACGATGATCGGCAGCGGAGCGCCGGCCGTCATCGGCACGATGGGCGCGACACTGGGCGCCGCGACGAGCGGCACGAGCGGTGGCCAGACCTACGCGGGCGCGATGCAGCCGATCGTGCTCGGTCTCGCCTTCTCGACAATCGCCGCGCAGGAGATTTATGGCGGTAGCGGCGCGTTCGCACTGGGCGCACTGGCATTCGCTGGCGCGGGCACGGTTTTCATGGCGACGGGAACACTCGCCGCGACGCTTCAGGACTTCGCGATCAACACCTTGGGACAAGTCATCGAGCCAACCAACATCTTCGAGATGGGCTACTGGATCATCGCTCATCGACGCACGCACGAACTATGAAACTTGATCGCAATTCAATGACGTGGCGGGAGATTGAGGGCTATCTGAAAGAGCGCCTTCACGCCTGCCGCGAAAAGAATGATGGTGGCTTGGACCCGCTCGACACCGCAAGGTTGCGCGGCGAGATTAAAGCCATCAAGGAATTGTTGGCCTTGCCTGACTTGGCAACGCCAACCTTCAGAGACGATCCGGGCTACGGCACTGATTCACTGGACTGAAACCCCGATCGCCTTTTCCACTAGGCCCGCCATCGAGCGGGCTTTTTCACGTCTGGAGCGCCGCACATGAGTGGCAACGCCGAAACCAACGAACCGACTGAAAAAGAACTGTGGGATCAGGAAATAGCCGCCTCGGACACCGACGCCGCGAAACCTGGGACCGCTGAGCCTGCCGCAGTCGTAGTAGAGAACAAGCCTGAACCCACGCCCCCGGTCAACGCGCCGGCCGCAGACCCTTACGAGGGATTGCACCCTGCTATTCGCAAGCAGTTAGAGGACCAAGCCCTGATGCTGGAGCGCCTTCGGAAGACGGAAGGCCACATCGGAGGACTGACTTCTGAGCTGAAGCGCACCCGTGATGAGCTTGCCGCCGCGAAAGCTGCCGCAACGCAGGTCCGGGAAGCGCCTACAGCCGCAGTGGTCGCTGCCGCGCAGAAGAACACGGAGAAGTGGGACCAGTTGAAGACTGATTTTCCTGAATGGGCAGAAGCCCTCGAAGAACGCCTCGGCAACACTGCCCAGCCGGACATCGAAGGGTTGCGGAGCCGCATTCATGAAGACCTCACGGCGCAGCTCGCTCCGAAGATTCGGCAAGAGCTGAAGGACGAAATCGCCGCTGAGACTGAAGGACGGCTTGTTGGGATCGCACATCGGGGCTGGCGCAACACGGTCAACACCCCGGAGTTTGCGACGTGGTTGAAGGGCCAAGGCACTGACGTGCAGACGCTTGCTGATAGCTCTGTCGCTGAAGACGCAATCGAGCTGCTGGACCGCTTCCAGTCGCATACGGGTGCCCAGCCGAATGCACAACGGATCGCTGAAAGTCGTAAGGCACGTCTGGCGGAGGCCGCAACTGTTGCGCGCGGCGCAGGAACGACAGACCCCGTTAAATCAGCGGCCGACATGACAGAGAAAGAGCTTTGGGATTTTTACGCGAAGAACCCCGAAGCGCTCGCTCGTCGCTAGTCAAGGAGCTTTGATGGCAACACAAGGATACGGGACCGCTCCCGGACGCAATAGCGCCAATGCGGTCGGAACGTCTCCGCCCCGGTCGGTTTCGACCAAAGCGGTGCCGATCATTAAACAAGCGATGGTCAGTGCTCAAGCACGCGCCATGAAGAAACCCAGCAAGGGGTAACAAAATGTCGATTCAAAGCTATTCCACCGCGCCCTCGCGGAACCTCATCCGCGCAGAGCAGCAAATGCTGCTGCATGCTGAACCGATTATCGTGCTCGGCAATTTCGGCACGCAAAAGGAACAGCCGATGAACAAGACGGACACGATCGTGTTCCGGCGCCTGAATCCGTTCAATATGTCCGCGAACGGCACGCCGGGGATCGTGGCCAACAACTTCATCATGGCGGAAGGTCAAACGCCGAACAGCAACACGATCGCTTACACGGACGTGTCTGTGACGCTGCAACAGTACGGCGTGTTGTTCAAGTTCAGCTCGAAGGCTGAAATGATGTACGAGGATGACATCCCCTCGGACATGGCCACGCTCACCGGCGAAACGCTGGCTGAAGTGTCGGAGCTGATCCGCTACGGCGTCATCAAGGCCGGCACGTCCGTGCTGTACGCAAACGGCGCCTCGCGTGCCGCTGTGAACACGGTGATCGCACTGAACATGCTGCGCAAGGCCGCACGCGCGCTGGAAAACAACCGCGCCAAGGCGAACACCACGAAGCTGGCCAGCGGCCCGAACTTCGGCACGGCCCCGGTTGAATCGGCGTTCATCGTGTTCATCCACACGGACGTGGAATCGGACGTGCGCAACCTGCCCGGTTTCGTGAAGGTGATTGAGTACGCGCAACAGAAGACGGTTCACGAACGCGAAATCGGTTCGGTGGAGCGCTTCCGTTTCGTGACTTCACCGCTGCTCGCGTCGTTCGCCGGTGCGGGCTCCGCCACGCTGAACGGTTGCTACTCGGTTGGCGCCACGAACGTTGATGTTTACCCGCTCATTCTGATGGCCCAAGACGCTTGGGCCTGCGTCGCGTTGAAGGGGCAGGGCGCAGTCAAGCCGACGATTCTGAAGGCATCCGAAAAGAATCACGCGAACCCGCTGGGCCAGTTCGGCTACGTGGGCGCGAATTTCTGGATGGCTGCGGTTCGCCTGAATGAAAACTGGATGACCCGCATGGAAGTGGGCGTCACCGCTCTCTAAGCCGTGATGGCTGGCGAGAACGGGGGACCTGAAATTCCCACGACGCCGGCCTGACTAGGAGAAACAACATGGCAGCAGAAAGTATCACCCAGCGCGTGAACCTCTCGGCTCTCGACGCCGGTACGGCGCGTCAGCTTAACGCGCTCCTGCAATCGATCGCGATAGACCTCGCCGCGCTCAAGACTGCAATCAACACGCACCAGCACGCAGCACTGAACGCAGCGCCGTCGCTGAATACGGTGGGCACCCTGAACACCAACCCGTAAAGGAAAACGTCATGAGCATTAACCTTACTGGCCAGCTCGCTGGCGGCAACTTTGCACTGGGAAAGGCTGGTCTGGCCGCTGGCACGACCACGACCTATACGGTGACTAACCAGACCGACTACGCCATTGGCGGTGTCGCCTTTCGCAAGGCCACGGCGTCGAACGCGGCATCGCCGACGCTCGACGGCAACACCGGCTTGGCCTTCAAGCCGCTGGTGCTGAACCAAGCGTGCGTGTTCGTATTCGCGCTCGATGCGGCTGGCACCGTCACGGTGGCACAAGGCCCGATCGTGGACAACACCGCTGTGCTCGGCGGCTCGGCTGCATGCCAGTTCCCCGGCCTCGCGGATGGCAAGACGGCGATCGGCTACCTGCTCGCGCAGGCTGGCCCGACTGCGGTGGGTACGTGGCTTTTCGGCATCAACAACTTGTCGAGCGTCACCGGCCTGACCTTCACGTTCCGTGACGTGATCGCGCTGCCTCCGCAGCCGATCACTGCGTAATGGGTTTTTTCAAGCCTCGGTACGACCGTCGTATCGAGGACATTTTTTACCTACTGGGACGAATCATGAGCGCACTTGACGACCTGCGAGCCGAAGTTACCGCAACCCTCAACGTTGAACAATCCGCCGTCACGCTGATTGAAGGCATCGCGGCACAACTTGCCGCAGCGCTGGCAAACCAGACCAACCCCGACCCGGCACTTGTTGCCCTGACTGAGGAACTGACGGCCAGTACAGCGGCGCTATCCGCAGCAGTGACGGCGAACACCCCCGCCGCACCCGCACCGACGCCGTAACCGCACTGCGTCTCCAGACACGACTCCTGCGAGAGACGTGTTTTACAGCGGCCGTCCCTCGGGGCGGCCGTTGCTTTTTGGGGGCGCCCTAGAACCTTTGGAGAACAACATGGCAAAGCAGATTTACGGCGGGCTCGACTCGGACAGCGTGGTGATCGAGAGCCAGAAGCCTCTCGCCCTGGACGAGATTCATGCTGCCCACGCGAACCCTGAAAGTATTCAGGTGGAGTCTGTCACCGGCATCAATGCCGGCGACGACGCGCTCGCACTCGAAGCATTCATGAACGAGCTGGTCACGGTGGTCATCGCGGAATCGACCAACGAAGAAGACCTGCCCGTGATCGTCATCGGCGTGAACGGCACGAATCAGCCGATCGTGCGCGGCGTGCCGACGCCGATCAAACGTAAGTACATCGAAGCCTTGGCCCGCGCGAAAGAGACGAAGTACCGGCAAACCCTGTCGGACCCGTCTGATCCGGGCTCTATCGTTCAGGTGCCGCGTACCGCACTCGCCTACCCGTTCAGCGTCGAGCGCGATGCGAACCCGGACGGGCGCGGCTGGCTTCGCACGATCCTGTCGCAACCCGTTTAAGCGAGGCCCGCATGAATTTCGTTCAACTGGTGGAAAACCTGCGCGTGGAGTGCGGCGTTTCCGGCTCCCCACTGGTGACTGTGCAAACCGTCTCGGGTGAGATGCTGCGCCTGCGGAACTGGATCGCTGACGCATGGAACGAGATTCAGGTATCCCGGCAAGAGTGGAAGTTCCTGCGGGCTCAGTTCAGCTTCAACACGCAAGCGAACAAGCAGCAATACACGCTGGCGGATTTGAGCCTGACGAACCTCGATATGTGGAAGCAGAACAGCTTTTGGATTTACGACCCCGCTATCGGGATCGCAGACCAGATGCCGTTTAATCCGCTGCCGTGGGATGACTTTCGCGAAATGTATATCCGTGGCTCGCAGACCCCGCAGAAGCCGCAGCGCTTTGCGCTTGCCACGGATGACTCCATCTGGCTCGGCCCGCTGCCCGACAACGTGTACACGATCAGTGGGGAGTATTGGACCGATCCGGTTCAGCTCTCGGCCGACTTGGACACGCCTTCTATGCCGGTGCAGTTTCACAAACTGGTCGTCTATGAAGCGATGAAGAAGTTCGCGGGCTACGACGCGGCGACCGAAGTCTATCAGCGCGCGGTGAATGAAGGCTCGCACATGCGCACGATGCTGGAAATTAAGCAGTTGCCGCCGGTGACGATTGACGGGGGGTTCTGATGACGATGCCGATCCCGAAGATGCCGCCGACGCAGACGGAGGCGTTTCTGCTCAAGGGCGGGCTCGACCTCGTTAGCCCTGCACTCTCCATCTCTCCCGGCGCTTGCCGTGACTCGTTGAACTTCGAGTGCAACCTTCTCGGCGGCTATTCACGCATCTCGGGCTATGAGCGCTTCGACGGTCGGCCAAGTCCTTCCGATCAGACTTACTGGTCGTTTCCCGCAACCATCTCGGGCGCGCTGGTCGCAGGCAACACGATCACGGGCGCCACGTCTGGCGCCACGGGCGTGGTGTGCCTGATCGACACGACCACTGTACCCGGCACGACCTACATTGCCTTCACGAAACTGGTCGGCGGATTCCTGGCCGGCGGTGAAAACCTGAAGGTAGGCGGCACCGTAGTCGCGCACGCGGCAACGGCTGAATCGCGCACGGGAGCGCCGACCCCGAAGTCCAATGCAGTCTGGACCAAGGCAGTGGCGGATAACTACCGCGCGGACATTCAGAAAGTTCCGGGCTCCGGCGCGATCCTCGGCGTCTGGGTGTACAACGATGTGACCTATGCTTTTCGCAACAACGCGGGCGGTACGGCCGCAGTGATGTACAAGAGCACGGTGAGCGGCTGGACGATCGTCACAACGCCCACGCTGCTCCCCGGCGGCAAGTACGAATTCGTTAACGCGAACTTCGGCGGCACGGCCGCGATGATGAAGATGTTCGGCTGTGATGCAACCAACAAGGCGTTCTCGTTCGACGGTACGACCTTTACCCAGATCACCACGGGCATGGCGAGCGATACGCCGCAGCACGTCGAGTTTCACAAGAATTATCTGTGGCTCACGTTCAAGGCGAGCTTGCAGCACTCGGGCATTAGCGACCCGTACACCTGGAGCGCGGTGGTCGGTGCGGGCGAGCTGGCGCTGGGTGATGATATTACAGCGATTCGTTCGTACATCGGCAACAGCAGCTACATCGGCTCCAGTGCATCGAACGCGATGCTGGTGACGACGAACTCGAAGACGTTCGTGCTGTACGGCGCGAGCAACAGCGACTTTTCGCTGGCCACGCACTCGGCGGTTGCTGGCGCGGTCAAGGACAGCTTGCAGGTGATGGACCAACCGTATTTCCTCTCGGACTTGGGGCTGGTCAACCTCGCGGTCACGCAGGCTTACGGCAACTTCTTGATGTCTTCGCTCTCGCAGCTTATTAACCCGTTCGTCCAAAACGAGCACTCGCGCGTCACGTCGAGCTGCATCGTGCGCACGAAGAGCCAGTACCGCATCTATTTCTCGGATAGCTACGGCATTCACGTCACGTTCAATAACGGCAAGATCATCGGGATGATGGTCGTGAATATCAACATCGCGCTGCGGTGTATCGCGTCTGTTAAGAAGGCCAACAATGACGAAGTAATTTTCGCCGGCTCCGATGACGGGTACGTCTATCAACTGGAGAAGGGCGGCAGCTTCGACGGTGGCCAGATCATCGGCTACCTGAATCTCGCGTTTGCCGCGTTCAAGTCGCCACGGATGCGCAAGCACTTCCGTAAGGCCGTGCTGGAAGTGAAGGGCAATGGGTATCTTGAATACCTCCTGTCTTATGACCTCTCTTGGTCTACCGCACAAATTGCACCGACCCCGGCGCAAAACGCGGTGCTGGCACTTGCGACCACGAACTGGGACACGTTCTTTTGGGACCAGTTTTACTGGGACGGAGTGAATAACGCGCCTACCGAAATTGGTCTCGACGGCACTGGAGAAAACATTGGGCTCAAGCTCGTAACGCAAGCGGACTTCTTGCTGCCGTTCACGGTTTCGAGCGTGATCATTCATTACACGGTGCGCCGCCAACTGAGATAAGAAATGTCCAACGGCTACTATTCCCACACGACTTACCCGCAGACTAATGCACAGGGCGCATCGTCCGCGATGCGTGCCGAACTCGATGCGATGATGTCGGGATTCAACCTGCTGCCTAATCCGCTGGGCTCGGGGCAACAGGGCTTTGTCGGCGGGCAGTGGAACACTCCGATCGTTGTCGGCGGCATCATCGACAATGCCGCGATCGGCTCGATCACCCCCGGTCCCGGCGCCTTCACGACGCTCGCGGCGGGCGGCGATATCACGCGCGACGGTCTGCCGACGACCAAGCGCGCGATCAACTTCCGGTCCAACGGTGTGAATCGCGCGGAACTCTATCTCAGCGCGAACGAGACGAGCGGCAACGGCGGATCGGACATCATGCTGGATACCTTCTCGGACGCCGGCGCGCTGATCGCCACGGTCATGAAGATCGTGCGCAAGACTTCGGCCGTGGTGCTCGCGGGCGGGCTTAGCGCGCTCTCGATCGACGCCACGCCGATCGGGCAGAACGCGGCAGCGGCAGGCAGCTTTACGAACTTCGCTGCGAGCGGCACGGCAGTGGTGAGCGGCGCGGCATTCTTCGGCAGCTCGGTCGAAATCAATGGCATGGCGCCGCATCTGTACCAGACCGACACGGCGCAGACCGGCGCGCTCGGCAAGTTCCGCATCTTCAACAACTCGAATCAATGGGGCGTGCAGCGTAATACGGCCGCACTCGGCGACTACTCCACGCTTTCCTCGCCACTGTTCATCAACGCCTCGGACACGCTGATTCTCACGCGCCGGCCGGTGTTCAATGGCATGAACCCGTGGGATAGCGCCAACTTGCCGAACCCGGTGCAGACCACGGGCGCCACGTTCACCGGTGCCGTGACCTTCGCCAATACGGTGACGTTCTCAAATCAGACAGCCATTGTGCTGGATTCGGGTAACACGACCGTCAGCGCGTATCTGGTTTTCAAGGCGAACGCCTATCAGCCATACATGCGGTCGAACGCATCGAATTCGTCCATCGAATTCGTCAACAGCGCGAACACGGTCGTCAACGCGCAAGTGTTCGATAACGGCACGGTGACGTTCCCGCGCGCTCGGCCGAACTGGGTGGGGCTCACGCCATGGGATAACGGCAACTTGCCGAACCCTGCCGTGACCACGGGCACGACGTTCAGCGGTCAGGTGGACCATAACTCAACGCTTCGGATGCTGAATGCCAATTCCATCCAACTCTGGTCGCAGAGCAACGGCTATTTCGGGGTTCTGCGCGGCGATTCGGCAGGACTTGTTGGCTTCATCAATGTGTCGCAGAGCGCCTGGAACATGCAGATTTTTGACGGCGGCACGGTTGTGTTCCCGCGCGCTCGACCGAGTTGGGCGGGCCTCACGCCGTGGGATAACGGCAACCTGACCCCGGCCATCTACATGGTGCAGCGTCGCGGCGGCACCAATCGTGGCTATGTCGTGACCGACACGGATAACCGGATCACGTTCAACTGGGAAGGGCGCGTCCGGGTGTATGTGGACGACTCGAATCAGGGCTTGCTCTGGACCGATACGAACTTCGATCCGAATGGTAAGGCTGCTGCGGGCGCGCAAGTCCAATGGGGCAGCGGCGTCACTGAACTCGGGCCGATTGGTCCGAACGGGGGCTCTACGACCACGGGCGACAGCGCCCCGTTTGTCCAAGTCGGTATGCGCTCGTGCGGCGGTTCGTCTACAGCGAACTGTATCTACATCCACGTTGCATGGCTCAGGAATCAGTGATCATGATGATGACCAATGAGGACTTGTTCTATCTGCTGCAAAAGCTGTATCCGGGCACGGACAATGGCAAGGACTACCTGACGGCGCACGACCTCGATGCGGACCACGCGCAGACGGGCCATGCCTATCTTTTCTGGTGGAAGCTGGATGCGCCCAAGCCATCGAAGACTGAGTTACTTGCGCTTTGGCATCAGCACGGCGCGGGTATTCTCGCCGAGCGCGAACTGGCATTGCTGCGCGATGAGCGCAACAGCCGGCTCGCCGTGGCCGATACGCTGGTCGAACGCGCGATCGATCAGGGTGATGCGTCAGCGGAAGCCGCAGCGCGCAAGTATCGCCAAGCACTGCGCGATGTACCGCAGCAACCGGGTTTCCCGGATGTGATTGACTGGCCGGCTCTGCCTGCCTGATTTCCTAAAGCATAAAACTGGAGAAATAAAAATGCCGGAACTGTACGAGCTGAAGCTGCCGAAACAAGGCATGGACATCATCCTCGCTGGCCTCGCCGAGCTGCCCTACAAGGCTTCCGGTGCGCTCATTGAAGAGTGCATGAAGCAGTGGACGCAGCAAGAGCGCGACGAACAGCAAGCCGCCGACACCGCGAGGATCGAACAGGCCAAGGAGCTGGACAAGCTCACGCAGTAAGCACATCCCGAAGCAGAGCAAAGGGCCGCACTTAGCGGCCCTTTTTCATTGGAGCCGCACATGACGCTCATCGAAGACGCAAAAAATGTCCTCCTCAAATCCTGGTCCAGCCGACTCGGCTTCATCTCCGCCGTCGCCGGCATCCTCGCTCAATTCCAAGATTCCCTTCCTCTCATTCGTGACTTCGTTCCTGCGAATGCTTTCGCGGTCCTCGCCATCGTCTGCGCCCTCAGCGTCACCGTCGCCCGAATCGTCAAGCAAGACAACCTCGCGGGGAGCGGCGATGGACAGCCAAAAGAGCTGGCGTGATTACTTCGATGCGCTGGTGAAGCCCTTCGAAAACCTCAAGCTCAAGGCCTATCCCGACCCGCTAACGGGCGGTGCGCCGTGGACGTGCGGCTGGGGCTGCACGGGTCCCGACATCGGCCCGAATACGGTGTGGACCGAAAGTGTCGCGCAACAGCGCTTTGACGAAAAGGCTGAAGAGTTTGGTGCGATGGCCGACGCGGCGCTGAGCGTCTATCTCGACCCGTGGCAGAAAGCCGCGTTCGTCTCGATCCTCTTCAACGTGGGGCACGGCAGCGCTTGGCGTGACGGAATCATCCGCCTCAAAACGGGCGAGCCCTCGACGCTGCTGCGCAAGCTCAACGCAGGCGACCCCACGGCCTCGCTTGAATTCCTCAAGTGGATCAGCCCCGGCACGAATGTCACGAACGGTCTCAAGCGCCGGCGCTGCATTGAAAAAGTCCTGTTCGACACCGGGGAGCTAACGCCATGAACCCTTGGCTTCTGCTTGGCATCGGCGTGCTCTGGATCGCGAGCCTTGGCGGGGTCTACGTGAAGGCGACCGACATCCAGAAGAACCAAGACACGGCGGCAGCGGCCAAGGTGCTCGACGCGAAGCTGAAGGAAGCCGAAGACAACTGGGCCACGAATTATCAGGCCCAACTGGAACTTGAACAGGAGAAGCAACGCAATGAGCGCGTTCGCCAGCGACACACAAGCCAAGTCGCCACTGCACTGGCTGTGGACGCTGGCGCTCGTAATTGCACTCTTGCTGCTGCCTCTATTGGGGTGCTCCGCAGTTCTATCGACGCAAGTAACGGCGCCCAGGATGCCGCCGCCAGCGGCGGCAATGACGGACTGCAACCCGGCGACAGTGCCAACGGACGGAAGCCTGTACGCGCTGGCGACGGCGCTGGAACAAACGGCGTGGACTCTATCGGCGTGCCGACTGAGCCACAAAGAGCTGCGGGATTGGACCACTAAGAATTGGAGCCACTAACATGGCCGGACTGATCAACGACGCTACGGGCGCCGCCTCGTTGCCGAACGTCTCGTATGCGGGCGTGGTCGGCGCAAACGCGACCAATGCGAATACGACGAACGCGGCCGCGACGAACGCGGCAGCGGCGAACGCCGGTTCGACAGGCTACACGGGAGCGCAATCGCAAGCCGCGCAGATGCAGGCGAGCACCGGCACCGCCTCGACGGCGGGACTCGCTACAAACACGATTGATGATAACCAGACCGTTGCCGGCCAGTTGAAGAGCCTGATTAGCGACAACAGTCCGCTGCTTCAGCAGGCTCGCTCGCAGGCGGTTCAGTCGGCGAACTCCCGTGGACTGGTGAACAGCTCGATGGCGCAGACCGCCGCTGACTCCGCGCTCTACAGCGCGGCCACGCCGATCGCGACCTCGGACGCGAACACGTATTTCCAGAACGGCACGAACACCGCCGCTGCGACGAACCAGAACAGCCAGTACAACGCATCGAATGCACAGGACATGACGAAGACGAATCTCGGCTTCGAGAACACGGCTTCGCAAGTCAACGCGGCGAACCAGCAGCAAACGGGGCTCGCCAACCAGAACGCGACGAACGCCGCTTCGCAATTCACGGCGGGTGCATCGAACACGGCCGCGCTTCAAAACGCGAACAACCAGACCGACGTCTCGAAGACGAACGCGGCGCTTGGCACGGACGTGTCGAAGTCGAATGCGGCAGCGGCGAACACCACGAGTCAGTTCAACGCGACGCAGCAGAACCAGACCTCGCAGTTCAACGCCAGTTCGGCGAATCAGGCCTCGCAGTTCAACACGACGCAGGCGAACAACGCCTCGCTCGCGCAGATGGACGCGGACCTGAAAACCTACATGGATACGCAGGACAACGCCAACAAGGTCACGTTGCAGGCGATGGACGGCGCGACCAAGACGAATCTGGCCAACATCCAAGCCCAGTATCAGCAACAACTGCAATCGTCTCAGTCGGCCTCCGACATCTACAAGACGATCGTCGGGAACATCAGCGGGATCATGACCAACAAGGACATGGACGCGGGCGCGAAGCAGGCGGCAGTCGATCAGCAGGTATCGATGCTCAAGGACGGCATGGCCGTGGCGCAAGCGGTGGGCACGCTGGACTTGACCAGCATCCTGACTTTTGATGCTGGCGCGACAGCCCGTGCTAACGCGGCGGCTAATCCTCCGCCGCCTCCGCCTCCGCCTCCGCCTCAATATTACGGGTACGGCCCGAACAACATGCAAAGCAACGGCTACGGTGGGGGCGGTGGTGGCGGTGGTGGCGGAGCCTAAGCCATGACAATCACATTCGCCACTGAAACCGTCGCACAGGTGCGCGAGGACATCCTGCCGCTTCTCGATCTGCACTACGACGAGCTGACGCTGCATAAGGACGTGATGCAGCTCGCGCCCGATTGGCCGCGTTACGAGCTGCTGGAGGGGGTTGACAAGCTGCTGACGTTCACCGCGCGTGACGATGGCCAGCTCATCGGCTATTCGGTCTGGCTCGTAGACGCGCACCTTCACTATGCGGGCACGCTGGTCGCAACGAACGATGTGATCTTCCTGCACAAAGACTATCGCCATGGCACGAGTGCCGGCCGCGACCTGATTGGCTACAGCGAGCAAATGCTGAAGTCGTTCGGTGTCGATAAAGCTATCTGGCACATCAAGTTTAAAAATGACTGGTCTGCAATCCTGCGTCGCCGTGGTTACGAGCGCGAGGATTTTACGATCGGGAAAATTCTTTAGGAGCGGCAATGGCTATTACTGGTGGCGCAGCAATCGCGGGCGCGCTCGCGGTGGTGGGGGGTGTCGAAGTCACGACCGTGCTTATCGTCGGCCTCGCGATTACGGCCGTGGGCATGGTGACGAAGAACGCGATGCTCATGAAGATCGGCGGGGGTCTCGGAATGGGTGCTGGCGGCGCTGGCGCTCTGGGCGCTGGCGCGGCCGGCGGTGCGGCTTCGGGCGCCGCTGCCGCTGGTCAAGCCGCGCCGAGCGCCGTGGCCCCCGGCAGCTTGGCCGCTGGCAACATGGCAGAGGCGACCGTGGGCGGCGCAATGGACGCCACGACTGGCGTGGTCGCGACGCCGTTGGCTGAGTCGGCCGCTGGTGGTTACGGTGGCGTGGCGGAAGGCGCGAGCGCATCTGGAGCGGGCAGCAGCACGCTGGCCGGCGGGAACGCCATGAATGAGGCATCGGCCGCGACGACTGCCGCCGCGAATCCGAGCGCTGTTGACTCGATGGCGACAAACATCAACGCCGCTTCGCCGGCCGCGCAGGCAATCGCCGCGCCGAGCGCCGCACAGGCGGGCACGGGTGCGCCGATGGGCTTCGGTGGCGTCGGTGGCGTGCCGGACGCCGCGAGCGCCGCGAGCGCCGCGCCCGGTGACGCGATCAACCAAGGCTTGGCTACCCAGTCGGGTGTCGCGCCTGGACCACAAGCCGCCGCGCCGGTTACGCCGACTGCGACTCCCACGATTACGCCGACCGATGGTTCCGCGCCCATGCCGAACAACGGTATGCCCGCGCCGGGGTCGGCCGCGAGTGGCACGACTGGCAGCGGAGCGCCCAACGGCTTTTCTAATGCTACTGGTGCGCCTGCGGGCAACGTTGTAGGCCAAGACCCGGCGAACTGGTGGACTTCGATGTCCGACTGGTTCACCAAGCTCGACCCGCACAGCAAGCTCGCCGTGGGACAGACGGCAGCGGGACTGGTACAGGGCGTAGGTAAGGGCGCGTCTGACTGGATGACGGCGAATGAAAAGATGGCGTTCGAAAAGCAGAAGTACGCCGATCAGGTGCGCAATGCCAACGCGATTCCGACCGTAGGCATGTCCGTGAATCAGGGTTACGTGCGCTCGAATGGCCTCATCAACTCCGCGAAGAAGGTATAAGCGATGGCACTCGACAAATCGAAGCAGCAAGCGCCGGCGCAGGCCCCGCAACCGGCAGCGCCCGCGCCCGCGCAAGGCGCAGCGCCGGCGGACAGTCAAGACTCGGATATCGCGCAAATTCAGGCATCGATCCGGGCGAAGACGCCGCCGAACTTGCGCGTCGCGGTGCAGAAAATCTACCTCGCCGGCATGAAGGTGATGTATTCGTCCGACACGCATCAGCTCGTCCTGAAGCAATTGAACAACTCTCTGGACCCCGGCACTTCCGTGGGCAAAGGCGTGGCCGCGCTGATCACGCTGCTGTTTCAACAGTCGAAGGGCACCATGCCGATTCCGGCGGTGCCGCTCGCGGCCGTGCTGTTGGTCTGCGAAGCGCTCGACTTCATGGAGAAGGGCGGGCTCGCGAAGGTCACGCCGCAGATCATCGACACGGCCGTGCAAACGGTCATCTCGATGCTCATGCAAAAGGTAGGGCTGACGCCGCAGAAGATGATGCAGATCGCGGCGCAGGCGCGCAACGGTGGCGTGCCGCAGCAGCCCCAACCGCAGCCCCAACCGCAGCCCCCGGCGCAGCAATCCGGCCTGATCAATACCCAGATGGGAGCCCCGCAATGAGTCTGATCGGCGCAGCAATCGCAGGCGGTGTTGAAGGCGCGGGGGCTGGCGCTGGCACTGCCCTTAAGCAAGAGGCGGAATATCAGGGCAAGTCCGACCTCCAGCAGCAGTATGTGTCAGCAGTCGAAGCAAAGGACATGCGATTGGCCGAGCTGGCGCAGGGCTATCACGTCACGAACTCGGCAACTGACTTCCAGAACCTCACGGCGATCCACACGCAGGACAACACTTCGGCGGAGACGCGCACGGCGGCGGAGCAGTCGGGTGCGAACACGCGTAACGCTGCAACGGTAGCGGCTGATAGGGATGTCGCGAACATTCACGAGAGCGGTGCGACCACGCGCGCAGCCGCAGAAATCACGGCCCGCCAGACCTCGGACGCAATCGCGCATACGAATTACACGCCGTCACAAGATGGAACCGTGTATGCAACCCGCCCGAACAAGGACGGCACGTACACGACTCAGGTGCTCACGGACTTGAAGGGCGCCCCGATCAGGACGCTGAAGGATGTTCCGACAAGCGTCCTCAAGGAATTTGACGGGCAGATGCTGATCGCACGCGCGAAGCTCACTCAGAACCCTGACGACAAAGAAGCGTTGCAGATGGCGAAAGACGCCATCGCAATGCTGCACGTCTACGGCGGCGGCGGTGCTGCCACGGCTGCGCCGTCCACGGCTGGCGTCGTAGAGGGCGACAGGACCAAGCTGTTGGCCAACCCCACGCTGCAAGCGATGTCGAACTTGGACTATCACTATGGCGCGGGCACGGCGGCGGAACTCATCAGGCAGAGCAAGGCCGCTGCTACAGCCGCGCCCGGTGCATCGGCGCCCGTCGCCGCTTCCGCAGCAGCGCCCGTCGCCGCTTCCGCAGCAGCGCCCGTGGCCGCTTCCGCAGCCGCGCCCGATGCCGCTTCCGCAGCAGCGCCCGCTGCCGCGTCGGCCGCAGCGTCCACGCCTTCCGCCGGCAACATGGGCGCGGATGGCTATGGCGACCATATGGCCGCAGCCGCTGCGCATGCCGCGCAGTATCAGGCAGATCAGAAGGCCGCAGCCGTAGCGAAGGCGCAAGAGATTGCTGACGCCAATGCGGCACGCGCCGGCGCGCAACTGAAGAACCCCACGCGAACCGCAGCCAATTCGCGCTTCGGCCCAAGGGTTGATGTGTTCGACCAGACGGACACGGGTCTCATTCGGCGACAAATCAAGTAATAAAGGAATCCGTATGGCCTCCCAAAATCCTGACTACGTTGAGCCGCTTCCGCCGCTCCCGCCCGGTGGCGTGGTGGATGATGGAAGCATGCTCAATGTCTCGGCGCAAGCGGGCGCGCAGCGCGCGGCGTCGAGCACGAACAACGCGGAGCTTTTGGAGCAAGCGCTGAATGCGCCGGACCAGAAGCCCCCCGTGCCGCAAGCTCCGGCGGAGCCTGCGTTGCCGCCGCCGCAACTGGGTGCTGATAACGGGTTCGAGGGTCCGGCGAAGTTGCCGCCGCCGCAAGACGAAGCGCACAACCCGTTCATGCAGCCGGAACCCACGGTGCTGGGCGAAGCATGGAAGGGCGTGAAGCACGCACCTATCGGTCTGGAAAAGGGCTTTGGCGGTGCGCTGGACTACGCTGGCAAGGCATTCAAGAGCGGCGGTTTTCAGCAGCTCGGGCAGTTCCTCCTGAGCGATGCTGCGTCGCGTGAGGACCTGACGAACACGCCGGACGCAAGCGCAGGGTTCATCAAGGGCGCAGCCGGCGGCATGGGCGAAGGCCTGCACCAGCTCGCCATGACAACCGGCGCGGGCGCGCTCATCGGCGGCGCTATGGCGGGTCCCCCCGGTGCGGTGGTCGGTGGCGTTATCGGTACGGCTGTGGCGTTGCCGGCCTTCTTCGGCATGGCCGCGCACGAGGGTTATAAACTCAACTACGACGCGGCGATCAAGGCGGGCAAGACGCCTGACGAAGCGAACGACATCGGCCTGAAGGCGGGCGGCGCAGACGGCACGATCATGGCCGGTGCGCAGGCGTTGCTGTCGGCGCTGCCGCTGGGCAAGCTCGCCAGCCCGGTGCTCGAAGCAGCCGGTGGCGCCGTGAAGGGCGCGCTCGTTGAGTCGATGCTGAGCACGGGATGGCGCAAGATTGGCACGCAGGTGGTGACGCACGCGGGCGAGATGGGTGGCGTCATGGCCGGACAGGACGCTGCGATTCAGGGCGTCGATATATCCTATGGTGGCCGCGACTCTTTCGACCCCATGGAGACGGCGCAGGCCGGTGCCACTGGTTTGGGCATGGGTCTGGTGACGGGCTCGATTGGCGCCGCACGTAGCGCGCGGCATGCGAACCAAACGGCCGGTCTGCTCGCCGACCCTTCGGCGGATCAGAATGCGCGCGGGCAAGCTGCATTTGGCATCGCCGCCGTGCTTAAAGCGCGTGACCCTGAACTGGCGAAGAACTTCTTGCAGTACTCCGGTATGCAGATTCTCAACGGCAAGCCCGTGGAAATCATGCCGGACAAGGCATACGCACGCGCAGCGTTCGACGCGGTAATGAAGTCCGATGTGCCGCTGCTGCCCGCGCCGGCGATGAGTACCGCGCCGAACGTGAGCGGTGTCCTCGACATCGTGGACCAGAAGAAGTCTCTCGATGACTCGATTGCGAGCGCGGAGGACTTTGTAAACACGGGCATGAAGGGCACGCAGGACCAGATCGACGCCGCGAATGCGTCACTGGATACCGCTCGCGCGGCCTACGCGGCAGAGGCAGAGCAAGCCAAGGCGGCGATGGATCAGCAAGCTGCTCAAGCGCAGCAACAGGGCGAAGGTGCGCCCGTCGAAGGCGCACCGGTGGCGCCCGTAGAAGGCGCGCAGGCGGCGCCGGTGGACGCCGTACAAGGCGAAGCTGCTCCCGTGGGCCAAGAGGCCACTGTAGCCCCCGCTACGCCTGCTGAAACCGTAGCGCCGGCCGCGCCGCTTGCACCGCCTTCGCCGACTGCGCAAGCGGATGCGCAGCGCACGGGCGCGATCATGCAGAGCAACCCGCGCAATGTGACGACCAGCCAGCTCGCCACGATCGCGGAACACCATAGCGACTCGGCCGTGCGTGCGCAGGCTGCGGACCTGCTTGCCCAGCGCAAGAACGGACAGGCGTTCGCCTCGCCGGACGCCAAGGGCCGCGTAGTTTCGTGGCTCGCGGACCAGGAGAACGGCCAAACGGTCACGCGTGTGACGCGTCAGATGCCGGATGGCTCGTTTGAGAAGACCAGCGCTTACGCCGATGGTACGTCGAAGGTGGAACAGGTGCCGGCGGCGGAGTTTTCGGCCAAGCGTGCAGAGCCCGCCATGGGTGAAGCGCCGGCAAAGCCCGATACGGTCGATACGGTCGATACGAGCGCGGCTGCTGTTCGCGCCAAGTTGAAGTCCGACCCGGCTTTCAAGGCCGCATGGAAGGAGAACAACGAGCCGCACCCGGAAAGTGGAGTCGCAGGCCAATTGCTGCGTGGCTGGCTCGACGCTGAAGCTGGCAAGCCGATGGATCGCGCGCAGGTGTCGCCGATCACGCCTGATATGAAGCCCGATGGTCTCAATCCGGTGGACTCCTATCAGGGCGGCTACCTGTCGAAGAGCAAGGGCAAGCCGTTTCAGGTCCGCGCCATGGATCGCTCGGTGCAGGACGAGAACGGCAAGTGGATTTCGCCGGAAGCGTCGATCGATAAGGCTGTGGCTGAAGGCCGCGATACGGTTACGGAGCACAAAGAGGCCGATGGTACGTGGTGGGAGCTGTCGGGCGGCGAGGGCACCCCTCGCGGGTTCAACAACGCGCACGATGCAGCTTACGCGCGTGAGGCAATTGAGCGCGCCAAGGGCAAGCCGTCCGCTGAAGCCACGCAAGCGCAAGGCGCGCTCGATACGGGCGCAAAGCACGCAGAACCGGCCGTGAAAGCCGAGCCGATTGGCGAAAAGCCGGCCGAACCGGTCGTGCAAGCCGAGCCGATTGGTGAAAAGACGGCCGAGCCGGCCGTGAAAGCCGAACCGGTCGTGCAAGCCGAGCCGATTGCCGCAAAGCCGGCCGAACCGGTCGCAGAGACGCCGAAAAGCGACGTTCACCCGGAATTAGTAGACCTGAAGGGCGCATTGGACCGCGAAGCGCAGGCCAATGGCCAGACGGCGGCGCCGCACATCGTTCTGGTGGACCCGGCGACGCTGCCGGACAAGCCTGTCGCGGTCAATAATGGCGTGAAGAACGCCACGACACTCTCGAAGGCGCGTTACAAGCTGGTTCAGAAAGTCGCAGCCATGTTCGGGCAGAAGGTTGTGCTGTTTCGCGCCGGGGACGCCGCGCGAGCGGGCGAACTGGACGATGGCATGGTCCTGTCGCACGATGGCAAGACGGTTTATCTGAATGCGGACGCCTCGGGCGCCGATCACATGGTTATCGTGGGCCATGAGATTGCGCATCAGATGAAGAAGAACGCGCCGGCGCTGTACCGCCAGCTCGGGGACGCTCTGCGCACGCAATTTAAGGGCGACGCGGCGCGGCGCTTCTACCGCTACTACAACGCTATCCCGGAGGGCCAGGGCCAGCGGAGCACGTCGAGGGACGTGACGACCGGCAAGGGCAAAAAGAAGCAGACAACGAACGTCTGGACCGAAACGAAGGAACCGGGCCGCAGCGATGCGTCGATTGACCGCGCATTGCAGAACGAGAAAACGCACGACCGCATGGTCGGCGAATTCATCGCGGACCTTTTCGGCAACCGCTTCGCCGAGTCGCGCACTTGGACCAAGATGTTCCGCGATCTGGGCGGCAATGAGAACACGAACAAGGGTCTGGTCTATCGCATCGCCGATTTCATCACGTCGTTCATCGACCGCCTCATGGAACACGCGCCGTTTCGCAAGTTCGCGACCGATGGCATGGTCCGGGACCTGAAGAGCGTGCAGACGAACGTGCGGCAAGCGCTGAAGGAATACGCGCAGATGAACAACTCCAGTGGGCTCGCGCACGACGCCGATCAGATGCGTGCTCGCATGGAGAACAAGCGCGCTCGCGCGGACAAGGCGGAGGGTTTCAACGGCACGAAGGAGCCAATGGAGCAGTACCTTGTCTCGGCCAAGGGCGTGCCGTTCGTGATGCGCCGCGCGTTCCGTGGCAAGTACGAGATGTTCATCGGCGACCAGAAAATTGGCAGCGTGAGCTATCACGCTACGCCGATGGGCGAATGGAAGGCCTCGGGCGTCGAAGTGGACCCGAAGTATCGCCGGCAGGGCATCGCCAGCGCGGCCTATGATTTTCTGGAAAAGAAGGTCATCAACGACAAGTTCACGCAGCTCGGTGGGCAAAGCGAAGACGGCCGCGCGTTCCGCGAGGGGCGTGACCAGAACAAGGCGGACGCCGAAGCCTTCAACCGCAGCAATGCGGCGAAGGAGCGCGATGCGCGCGAGAGTCAGGTGGACCCGGCCAACGACGATCTGCGCACGGCTATCTCCAAGTTGGGCGGGCTGAACAAGGCAGACGTAAAAAGCCAATGGGGCTCTGATTCGGATGCACAGCACGGCCGGCGCTGGCTCGTTTCGCCGAACGGTCTGAGCATCGAAGCGATGTCGCAAAAGCTGCACGAGCTGGGCTATCTGCACGACACGGAAAACTTGCACAACGAGCTGGCCACGAAATTCGAATCGGGCAAGTCGCACTACACGCCTGAAGGCGAAGAAAATCAGGCGCGTCTCGCATGGGAGGATCATCAGGAATCGGAGAAGGAGCGCGCAGCGATTCAGGATGAGGGCAGCGCGCCGGTTGATGAGACGCCTGAAGACGATTCGATCCCGTTCAGCAAGCGCCGTGGCGACGTGCTGGCCAGCAAGCCGCGTGCATCGGCAGAACCGGAGGACGCCGCCGGCCGTGGCCGCGTGAAGATGCGTGGCCCCGGTGACAAGCCCAGCATTTACGGTGGCGAAAGCGCGGCGTCGATCCGCCCGGAACGGCTGGAAGGCGCGAAGGCGCGCATCGCGGCTGGGGATGACCCGGAAGCCGTGCGGAAAGAGACCGGCTGGTTTAAGAGCCGCGTCGATGACAAGTGGCGCCACGAGATTGACGACAGTCGCGCGAAGCTCACGAAGCCGTGGGATCAAGTCGAAGAGGAGGGCTATCCGTCCAAAATCCACAAGATGAGCGACGTGCTCGATCACCCTGAGCTTTACCACGCGTACCCGGAAGCGCGTGATATTCCTGTCACGAAGAAGGGCGCCAACTACGACTGGTTCGGCAATACGCAGGGGTGGTTTAACCCGGAGAATGGCCGGCTGAATGTCACGCCTTATGCCAAGGACCCGCTTTCCGTGATGCTGCATGAACTTCAGCATTGGGTTCAGGGCAAGGAGGGGTTCGACTCGGGCGGTAACGTGGAGTCCTCGCGCCTCGATAACTCGGTGAATCTCGCCAAGCTTGAATCGCGTCTGCATGACCGGATTGCCGCGTTGGGCGACGCGACCGATGTCAAGTCCGGTTTCCAGGGCACGCAGCTCGAAAACTTGGCCAAGTCGCTCGGCAAATTGCGGGAGCAAATGCCGGAAAACCGGGAGGCGTATAAGCGCATGGATGCAGCGGACGCGCATCTCGCGGAACTGGAACAGCAGAAGAAGGCGGTGAGCGCCAAGTACGACCAGAAGCAGGCCGACGCCAAGGTCGAATACGCGGCCTACGAAAAGGCCCGCGATGCCTACCGGAAGGAGAAGTTGCGCCTGAAGCTCGACACGATTGTTTCTAGTGCCACGGATGCGCACCGCAAGGCCTATGAGGACTTCATTGCACAAGGGGAGCCGAAGGAAGTACCGTGGCCTGGGCGGGACTGGAGCGGGGAGGCTGCTGAAAACGACGCGATCGGCAAGCAGGTTAATGCCGAGCGAGACGCGAAGAAAGAGGCTGAGAAGAGTGTCGGGCAAGGCATTGCGGGTTTGAATGACTTAAAGCACGGGCTCTACCAGCTCATTGCTGGCGAGCGTGAGGCGCGCGATACACAGGCGCGGCAAGGCATGGATGTATTCGCTCGCCGTGACACCGCGCCCTACAGCGCTGAAAGCATCCGCGATTCTCAGGTGATTCGTTCGCAAGGCGATATCAGCGCGAGCACGCGGCGCGGCGAGCAAGACCCTGAAGTTACGCGGCAGATCAAGCGTCTGCGGGGGCAACTGGAGACCGCTGAAGATCGCGGCTACGATCCGGGCTTTTTCGCCTCAAAGATCGATGACTTGATTGAAGCGGACCAGTTGGTGAGCCGTATTCCTCGGTCTAAGTGGGATGCCGAGCAAGAACGCTTCTACAAAGCCTCGGCTGCCGCTGGTAACGACGTTGACCGTGGGATTTACCACGCTGCCGCCGAAGAGCTGGGCCGGCGTATCGCGGCGACGCGCACGGCGGCAGACATCCCGCGCGATCTGGTGCATGGCACGACGAAGGAAGGCGCTGAAGCGATCCGCAAGGCTGGCGGATTTAAGCCGGGTGACGGCACACGCGCGTACAGCTACTCGGAGCTTGGCCCGGACGCGTCTTACTTCACTGTGGATGGTGGGCACTGGCTGAACGTTGAACTGGGAGACCGCAAGGCGATTTACGACGCAAAACTGCACGCCCGTCTGTCGCCGGATGCGAACATCGTTCACATCCGAAACGACGCGGACGTGCGGGCGCTGGCGAAGAAGCTGGGCTACCACGGCGAAGACGCTGAATACGACCTCGGCCGCGATTTCTTTGTTGACGGGTTTCATGATGGCCCGGAAAGCAAAGCTCAGATGGAGAAGCTGTACGCGCCGCTGCGCGCGAAGCTGAAGGCGGCGGGGATCGACGGTATCTATGTCGATAAGCATTACACCCCCGACGCCGGCTATAACGGCCCTTCAATTGGTGGGCACTTCGCAAGCGATCAAGTTGCGGTTTTCAACCACGACAAAATCGCGCTGAAGGGCGACGCGCCGGGAATTAGTGCGAGCAAGCGCCGGTCGGAAGCGTTCAATGACTGGTTCGGCGAGTCGAAGGTGACTGACGAAGAGGGCAACCCGAAGACGGTCTATCACGGCACGTCCAAGGGTGGCTTTGACCAGTTCGATGCCTATGGCTCGAATCATGGCCTGTTCGGGCAGGGCGTCTACACGACCGAAAGCCGGGACGTAGCGCAGAACTACACGAAGAAGGGCCGGGGCAGCGAGCCGCAGGTGTATCCGCTGCACGCGCGGATTGAGCATCCGATCGACATGGATGCACGGGCCGATCGCGCCGCATGGGAGAAGGGATTCCCCGCTGTGGACTTCGATAGCTATGCGCCCCATAGCGCCACGAATGAGGGCTTCTACCGTGCGGCCGAAGATCACTTCATCGATGAAGGCTTGCCGAAGTGGGAAGGCGCAGAAGCGATGCAGGAGGGCTTGCGCGGCATGGGCCATGATGGCATCACGCACATGGGTGGTGGACGCGTGGACGCCGAAGGCGAGCGGCACCGCGTTCATATCGCGTTCGACCCGGAACAGGTGAAGTCGGCCACGGAAAACTCGGGAGAATTCAACCGTGAAGACGCGAATATCTACGCCAGTAAGCGGCGTGCGCAAGGGCTCGGCGAGCTGACGAAGGATCAGGAAACTGAGCTTGAAAAGGTGGGTGGGATCATCAGCAAGCCGGGGATCAAGCAGCGCGTGGCCAGCAAGCTCGATGGCCTGGGCCTGCGGTTGGAACAAAATATCGCGCACCGGTATGCCCCGATCCGCGCAATCTCTGAGCTGGGCTTTAAACAGGCTCGGCAGGCGCGTGGCAGCGATGGCGGGCTGGAAGCGATCATGCAGTACGGCAAGCTGAGCGTCGATAAGGACGGCGCCTATGACACGAAGATCGATGAAAAGAATCCGTATGCGAAGGGATTCGCCGCTGCACTGGCGAAGCTCGACGGGGAGCACAATCGGTTCTTCTGGTGGATCGCGGCGCATCGCGCGGAGGACTTGGCCAAGTTGAGCTTGGAAAACAACTTCGACAAGGACTCGATTCGAGTCCTGAAGGGCCTCGACAAGCCGAATGCGGACGGCACGGCCGCTGATCGGCCGCAGAAGTTTCAGGAGGCGCTGAAGGCCTACAACGACTTTAACGACAACGTGCTGGCGATCGCGGAAAAGTCGGGGCTGATTAACGCCGCGACCCGCGCGATGTTCAAGCTCCATATGTACGTGCCGTTCTTCCGTGTCGCGGAAGAGACGGGGGACATCGCAGGACCGCGCAATGTGTCTGGACTGGTCAATCAGTTCGCCTTCCATAAGCTGGGCGGCGGCACTGACAAGCTCAATTCGGACCTGTTGGCGAACGTGTTGCAGAACTGGAGCCATCTGCTGGGTGCATCTGCCCGCAATCGGGCTGCACGCACCACGCTCGACGCCGCGCAGGGCCTTGGCGCCGCGCACAAGATTCCCTCGGGCCTCGCGGGAAAGAATAGCGTCAAGGTCATGGTGAACGGCGAAAAGCAGCACTGGACCGTGACCAACAAGCCGCTGTATGGAGCCGTGTCCGCGATGTATGCGGAAGTGCCGAAGTGGATGAAACCGCTTTCCACGTTCAAGCACGCGCTCACCTTCGGCGTGACGGTTATGCCGGGGTTCAAGTACCGAAACGTAATCCGCGACACGATCACGACCGCCGGTATCTCGGAAGCGTCCAACCCGTTCAAGACTCTTGTGGAAGGGTGGGAAGGCACGAATCACGGTAGCCAGACGCGGGCCTCGATGCTGGCCTCGGGTGCCATTATCCGTTTCGGGAATCTTGCGAAAGAGGGTTCGGCGCAGGCGACGCACCGGCTGATTCGCACGATGATCGATCCGAAGACGGTGCTCGATTCACCGGGCAAGCTGAAGCAGGTTGGCGATAAGCTGGCCAAAGCGTTTGACGCCTATCAGGAGCTTGGCGATCGTTCGGAAAACATCAACCGGGCGGGGCTGTATAAGCAATTGCGCGCGAAGGGGTTCAGTCACATGGACGCCAGTTTTGCCGCGCGTGACCTGCTGGACTTCTCGGACGGCGGCACCCATGCGGCCATACAGTTTCTTGTACAGTCGGTCCCGTTCATGAACGCGCGTATTCAGGGCCTCTTCAAGCTCGGGCAGGCGGCAATGGACCCGAAGACGCGCAAGCAGTTTCTCGTGACGGCAGGAGCCGTCTCGCTGGCGAGTCTGGCGCTGATGCTGCGCTATCAGAACGATCCTGACTATAAGCGCCGCGAGGATTGGGAGCGGGATAACTTCTGGTGGTTCAAGTTCGGCGGGGTCGGCTACTCGATTCCGAAGCCGTTTGAAATCGGCGCGATCGGGACGGCCGCAGAACGGCTGTGGCAGACGATGGACTCCAGCAACCATGAGATGACGGCTGGCCGTTTGAGCAACAATCTCCTGAGCCTGTTGGGCAGTCAGTTCTCACTCAATCCTACGCCGCAGATTGTGAAGCCGTTTAAGGACATCTACGCGAACCGCGATAGCTTCACCGATCGACCGATCGAAAGCATGGCGATGCAAAAGCTCCAGCCGGAAGATCGCTATGATCCGCGCAGCACTTCAGCAATCGCGCGGGGCTTGGGCAAGCTGCCGTTGCCGGACCCGACACAGCTCCTGCAAAACCACTGGCAGCGGCTCTCGCCAGTTCAATACGACGCGCTGCTCAAGGGCTACTTCGGTGGTCTGGGGCAGATGATTATTGATGTGGCGGATCATGCGCTGAAGCCGAGCTTGGGCATGCCGGCGGCACGGCCGTGGGACCTGGGCAATTACACGATGGGCATTGCACAGAGTCTCCCGGCGAACCGCAGTAGCCGTTACATGACCGACCTTTACGACCAGATGCGCGAGGTGGAGCAAGCGCACAACTCGTGGAAGCAGGCCATGGCAACGGGCGACTACGCCAAGGCGCGGCAAGAGCTGCAAGATAACCGGCAGCTCATCACGCAGTATTCGATGCTTGAAGCTGCGAAGCGCATGGAGTCGCGTATGAATCTGCAAGAAAAGCGCGTCGCCAATAGCCTCACGATGACGGCGAGCCAGAAGCAGGACCGTATGCAGATGCTTAACGAGCAACGCAACAAAATCGCCGAACGGATGATGTCGAATGTTCGGCGACGTAGCCAGCAGCAACCGCAGTAAGGGATAAGGCAATGGCTCACGCGGCGAGAGAAATTTCGCCGTTCAGCCATTGCCGAATCCAACGCCTTGCACCGGACACCGCTCCGTTGATCTTGATAAAAGGAACAGGGCACTTCAATCCAGCCGCTTTAACATCCAAGCCAACATGGTCGAGCATGGCGATAACCACGTCTGCACGATTGGCTGCGGACAGCATATTGGCACCGGCGTTTCCGCCGTTCATGCCTCCCGCCTGAGTCTTGATAAGTTCAAGCTCGGCGACCCCAAAAAATCCCTTCTTCAGTTCATCAAATTGCTGGTAGGTCAATCCGACTACCACGACTTTCGGCATGTGATCCTTCGGCGCCAGTGTCAGGCTATGCGCGTCTGTGGGCACATGCGCCCCTTGCGCGAGCTGGACTACCTGCGGTGCTGCTTGCGCTTTCGGGATCGCCTCGATCGCGGCCAACAGCTCGGCCTTCAGTTCCGTGTGAACCATCGTCTTCATGTCCGCGCGAATCTCCGCGATCATGCTGCCCATAAAATCGCCCATGACCTTCTTCGCCAGCGCACCGATCAATAGACCATAGGGCGCGGCGTCGAGCGTCTTCGAGACTTCGGTGGCGACGGCCGCGCTGAATGCTTCAGTCTGCGCGCGGGTGCGGATGGCCTCCGCTTCGGTACGCTTACGCATCTCTTCAATGTCATGCGTCGCCTGCTCGTGCGCCCGCGCTTCAAGGGCCTCGCGCTCGATGCGCTCTGCCTCGGCCGCTTGCATGCGTTCTTCAGCTTCACGGGCCTCCCGTTCCTCCAGTGCCTTGCGCGCCATGTTGCGCTTCACTACCGGGATCAGCTCGATGGCGCGGTCGATGACGGTCTGGCATTTGTGCGCGGCGTTCAGATCGCGGCGGCGGTCCTCTTCCAATACCGCGATCTGCGCCTGCCGCACCGCGTTCAAATCGCTCAGATTACCTTCGATGTCGGTGGCCAGAAGGCGCGCGGTTTCGAGTGCGACCTTTTCAATCTCGTCGGGTTTCCAGAAGACTTTTCTTGCCACTTTCGCCATGGCCTCCACCTGCTCCGTGGGAATCTTTTCAAGGAGCGGCACGGCAGTCGGTTCGGGCTCGGGTTCCGGCTCCGTTTGAGCCTCGACTGTGGGGGTTTCCAGCAACTCGGGAGCTTCGGCTTCCTTCACGGCAGCGGTCAAAGCCTCGGCCATGGCAGTCGGCTCGGTGGGCTCGGTGGGCTCGACAGTCGGGGGCGTGACTTGTTCGGGGGCTTCGGCTAGGGCGCGCAGACGCGCGACAACGCTGCGATTTTCTGAGAGTAGCTGTTGGCCCCTCTCTTCGTCCAAGCGGGTCCAATGCGGTATGACCCAATGCGTGACATTGGGGTAGACAATTTTCTTTTGCCGGTCTGCGGGAAGGTTTTGTTCAGCAGCGCGTTGGAGCGCTATTTCGCGGCTTATGTCTGGGGCATCTTTGTAGATTTGATACGCGGCCTCGGCGATAAGCTTCCTCTCTTCCTCGGTGAAAACCACTGTCGGTGTGGCCTCTGACTTCCCCGGCTCCAGCAACTTGCGTGTCGGTGGTGGCGGGGCATTCCGGGCTTTTGCCCGCTTGGCGATTGCTTGGTATGGATGGCTGGACATCTCTCGGACTCCGTTACTTTTGATAGAACATCAAATCGGCGCCGTCCGCTGCGAGCGGAAGGCCAGGAAATGCTTTTTGCGGCTCACACATCAGGTTCTCGACGTAGATCACGCCTTCTGATTTCTTCTTGTTCATCGCGCTCGGCTGCGCTTTCCAGTCAAGCGGCACTTCGATGACTGCTTCGTCGTGAACACTGAACACGATGGGCAGACCCTGCTTATCCATCTTAAGCAAAGGTACAGTGAGGACATCAACGCCATTGGCTTGGTTGCGGTTCTGGAAGATTCGTCCACCATACGTTTTGATGGCTTTCCACTGGTGGGTGTACTGGTCGATGCCGTCGAAGATAATCGAATCGCGGCCGTGCTTATCATCGTAAATGATATGCGCATTAGGATAGACAATTTTCCGGCCAGACGGAAGGACTTGGAACAGCGTGTTATTAAAGTATTCGAAGCCATAACGCTCCTCACGCACCACACGCTTGCCCTTGATTGCTTCCATCGCATTGTCTTGGGTGCGATACCAGTTATTCACAATTTTCGGGCTGGCCTTGCGCCAGAGCTTCACCGCCGGCACCAGCTCGCACTCCTGCATGGCGTTCGTACCAACGAGCGCGCCCATGTTAATCATGGCATTCACAGCCCCTTGATATGACATCGAAAGCTCGCATATTTTTCCTTTCTGCCGCAGCTCGACGCGTGGCCCGCCTTTTTTAATCAGCTCCATGGGCACGCGGAACATCCTCGACGCCGATGCCTCATAGATGAGCCCGTGCGTCCTGAACACTTCCAGGCGCCATTCCTCTTGCGCATCCCAGGCCGCGAGCCGCGCTTCGATCGCGCTGAAGTCCACGGAAATGAAGCGATGCCCCGGCTTAGGCACAAAAGCAGTGCGAATCAATTCTGACAATACTTGCAGAATGCCTTCGCCGAACAACAGCTTCAACGTGGCCAAGTCGCCGCCCTTCACCAGCTCGCGGCACAACTCCAGATCGACCAAATGGTTTTGCGGCAGGTTTTGCACCTGCACAATTCTTCCCGCCCAACGCCCGGTACGTGCGGCGCCATAAAATTGGAGCAAGCCACGGATACGGCCGTCGCGGCACACGGAGCGCTGCATCGCCCGGTACTTCGAGACTGACGACTTGGCCATGAGCTGGCGCAGCTTCAGCACTCGCAGCGCCGTGGGAGACCTTATCGTGCCCAACAGCTCAATCACGGTCTTCTTGCGAAGGTCCGTGATCTTGGCCTCGACATCCAGTTCTTCGTTGCCTTCAGACGCGAACAGTGCGCGCTGCTTGTCCTCTTCTTCCTCTGCGTCGTTCAGCCACGTAATGAGCTGCTGGACACTGTTCGGGTTCGACAGCCCCGTGATCTGCCGCGCTTCTTCGATCAGCTCTGCCTTGATGTGATCATTAATGCGAATCGCGTTCTCGATCAGCACCATGTCCACGGCCACGCCGCGATCGTTGATCCGCTGGTCCATCGCCCACGCCGGCCACAAACACGGCTGGTCATACTTCGCGAGGCGCGTGTACAGCCCGCGTTCGGCTTCAACGTCCCGCTTGCAATATTCTTTGAATCCACCCCATTCCTCGGGGAAGTGGTGGGGCAGATTACGGGTCCTGTAGTTGTGCTTCTTCAGCGGCTTCTTGATCGGTTTGCAAAACAGCTTGATGCCGTTCTTACCTATCTCGCTCATCTTCTGAATCGGCATGTTCAGGACCTTCGCCTGCATGGCGAGGGAACCCGGCAAGCCAAGCGATGCGCCTAGCACCATCGTGCAGCGCCACTGCTCGGGATCACAGTAGATACCGAAGTGGGTGTAGTACGCCTGTCTCTCGAATGCTGCGTTATAGGCTCTCTTGATGACACCAGGGTCCAGCAGGCCATCGATGAATTCCTGTGGTACTGCTTCACCGCTCAGCACGTCGATCAGCGTGACGGGATCGTTGTCGAAGGCATAGCCCAGCAAAATGATCTGCGCGTCCGGCTCATCCCAGTAGCGATAGAGTCCGACTTTGCGAAGGTCCGCTGAACTGTAGGTCTCCGTGTCAGAGAAAAGCGTGCGTTCTTTGAAGACGAAAAGCATGGAACCCCGGAGCATCGGTGTCGTTTAGCGATTGCGGCGGGGTCCAGTCGCCGGCGTGTGCTTCTACTGCCCAAAAGGTGTTTCAAGGGAGAAACATTACAGGATTAACAGAACGGTGGGGGAACTTTCCTTAACAGCTTAAGTAGAACGCTGCAAAAAGCCCTGCCGGTCATAAACCGGCAGGGAAAGGCCTGGTGCAACCAGCGAGAGGGCCACGCTGCACCCGTCAGTCGGGGGGAAGACCGGCTGACGCCTGAAGTTTAAGGCCTGCCTCGGGCTTTCGTCTATGGCGTTATGTTAAGTAAATGGAACAGTTTTGTAACGCTAAGTAAGGATTTCCCTACCCGACGCTGGCTCACAGCAGCTATTACCGCTGACGCGTTAACGGTGGCTTACTGCGCCGTAAGGATCAAGAACTTATCGCGGTTCTTAGCGTCCTTGATCCAGCCCGGTGCATGGCCCATGCCGCTCCATGTCGCGCCGGTCTCAGGGTCCGCGTACTTCGCCGGCCGCGTGCCCTTATTCGTGGGCGCCGTCACGCCGTTGGCTGCGCCGTTGGTTTTCGCCTTGGCTTTCGGCTTGGCCTTGCCTGCGACGGCAGCTTTGATAGCCTTGGCCGTATATTTCTCGGGGAGTGGCTTTTTGGCGGGCTTGATAGTCACCTGACCATCGATCAAGTCTGCCGCTGTCACGCCGTACTCGGCCATGATGAGCTTGATCTGCGCCGCAGCGTGCTCGCGCAGCTCCGCGCGGGCAGTGTCTACCTTGGCCGTCAGCTCAGCTAATTGTTGCTCTAGGTCTGTCAGTGTCGTCATGCGGTCCTCTTGTGGTGTTGCGGTTGGTAAAGGCGCCTAGCAGGGGGCACGGCGAGGCATGTACCGCTACGTTGCAGGCACCAACTAACGCGCACTGAGCGGGGGCGATTCGCCCGCACCGTATGAGAGTTGTAGCCCCATGCCCTTTGTTAGTCGTCCTCAATTTTACATAACTAATGTTATCGAACTTTTTCGGCGTACTCCGTTGTCACGGTTATCTCGCCATATTGCGGATGATCGTAGACTCCAATGTACTCATCGCGAACCTTCACCAGCAGCTCGAATTCTGTGCCGGCAGGAACCGTCACGTCCGCGTCGTAAGCCGCCATGTACACCAGATAAGGCTCTGTCAGTTTGGCTAGCATGCTATCGCTTGCCGTGCAGGATGAAAACGCCCGGTGCCAGCGGCGTGATGTGCTCGTCATATTCGATCGTGACGCGCACGCTTCTGCCGATCAGGGCATCAAAGTCCGGGTGCTCCTTCGCATCGCTCCAGCTTTGAATCCGCACGAACAAGCCCTCGTCCGTGTCGTCGCCGTCGATCTGGATAATCTTCGCGCATCCACCATCCTCCGTGTTCACGTCATCAGACGTAATCGTTTGCTCAAACGTGAATGTTTTCATAATTCAGAGCCCTCAAGCATGCCTTCCGGTGGCCATGGCAAGCCGCGATACCGCGTCAGCCCGTGCTGCTCAAGCCAGTCCCGGCTTTCGTGCCTGTAGCTGTCGGGAATGCCCGTGCATTCATAGCGTGCCTTGTGGATCGATGCCAGCAAGACTTCCTCGCTAGATGGCTGCGGGCCATCTACCGCTAAATTGATTCGCCGAAAGTAGGCTAAATCCATTGCCATATACGCGCGGTTGCGCGCTTTAACAGCCTTGTTCATTTCGGGTCGTCTCCGTCGCGCCATGTGCGGCACTCGACAAGCCGCCTGTTATCGGTCCAGCACAAGATGCAGCAAAAATGCTCATCTCGGACAAGGCCCCCGGCCTCGTCGTCGCTGTACTCACAGACAGGGCACTGGAAGTGCCACCAGCCCCTTTTGTCCAGCTCGGCCAGCTCGCTAGTCATCCTAGCGAGCCGATCCTTGCGCATCTCGATATCGTCTTCGAGCGCGTCGATTTCCGCCAGCAGCCTTTCACGCTCGGTCATGCGCCTTCGCCTGCATGTCGGCCACGCGCTGCAACGCCGCCACGCTTTCGCGAAGCTTCACGCCAAGTGCTTCACCGCGCGCCATGATGGCGTCAAGCGCCTGTATCTCGTTTTGCAGCTCCGTTGTAGCGCGCACAAAGTCGTGCTGCGCATCAGAGATGTCGTACACCAGCTCGGCTCGCATTTCAGGCGTCATCATGTGAACTCCTTGTCAGGCGCCGCACCAGCGTGCCCTGTATCCGGTCGTGTTCGTGTTGCTGCTCGGCCGCGCGATCAAGCACGACTTGGCTTAGTTCTCGCGTGCGTTGCTCGGTCATCGCCAGTTGATGGCCTTCCTCCACGCCGTGCTTATACGCCAGATACACCGCGTCGTATATCTTCAGATGCCCGCCGGCCCTGAGCCACTTATTCTTTTCCCCCAATAGCCAATTCCAAACCTCTGCGACGGTTTTCATTTCAAGCCTCCGAACTTGTGGTGAATCGGCGCTGTCGTGGCGAGAAAGGCGTCCCGCTGTACCACGCTATAGCCCCGGTCTTTGAAACCCTGCTTCCCCTTGTACGGCATGTGCTTGGCGTCTTCCAAGAGCTTCGCCCACGCTTCTTCTGCCGTGTCGGCCGGGAGCCATGTAACGAGCGTGCCTCCGGGAGTCACGGGAAACCATTTCAGGAACATCATCGCGCCTGCTGCGCGTCGAATTCGGCCAGTTGCTCGGGCGTCATCTGCCGTTTCAGACTGTCGCGGCCGGCGGCACAGCCAAGCAGGAGCATCGCTTCGGGCAGCGCGTTGAGCTGGCAGTCCAGAAAGGCGATCTGCTTCAGGTCACTGGCGCCCTTGCGCAGCGCCTCCAGCTCGTCGCCGAACTTGCTAAGAATGCGCCCTGCCGCGAGGCAGATTTCAGCGTCGGTCATTTTTGTCTCCTAGAAGTTTATGTACTCTTTACTCGCGTCGCCTTCGGGCCTACGCCTTCCGGTATCCGGGTGCCTGTGCCAGCCCTCGGGCTCGCCTTCTCCATCGCGCCCTATCCATTCGGCCATCGCTTCCATAGCCAGCCAAAGCCCGTCGAAACACCAGCGGTCGCCATACCCGCACCGGTCTATATCCGCGAGGATCGCGTAGTTAAACCCCATGCGCGTGATGCACGCATCGCGGCCGTTCGGAAATACCGTGTAGTCCGTGTAGTTGTTGGCCTCGCAGATCGCCAAGCCTCGCTCATAGGCTAAGCGTTCACGCTCTTCAACCTTCATTTCGCTCTCCACTCGTCCTTGATCTGCCGCATGCGGCGTTCGTGCTCTTCCAATATGATCTTGCGCGCCTGCCGGAAGTCGAGCCAGTCACGCACCATGAGGGTGCCCGTGCGCGTAAGCCGGATGCCCGTCAGGAACGCAAACGGAACAAGCAGCGAATTGAACACTTGCAGCCACACCGGATGCTCGGAGAAGTGCCAGAGCTGATACAGGCAGTTGCCCGCAACGCTGAACTCCAGCAGTGCGAACCCCACGACCAGCGCGAGCACGTATTGGACTTTCATTCGGGCTTGGCCGGAAACAGGTGCTGCATGTGCGCGACGATTTCACGGCGCTCGCGCTCCATGCGCGCGTGCCCTGCCATGGCTTCATCAAAGGTCGCGTAGCGGTTCATATCCATCTCATCGCGCATCATCTCCTTGCGGCCGAACATATCCACTTCCCTCAAGGTCGCCGAGAACACCATGGATTCGAACAGGATCGGCGGACCCCCGAAGCTGTAGTTGTGATCGAGGCCCAGAAAGATGGTCGATAGCCACGAGCCATCTTCGAAGTCCGTGCGCTTTTGAAAGCGGTTTTCGAACTCCGTGGTGGCCCAGCCGATCAGCTTGTCGCGGTTGATTGAGCCGTCCGGGTTCTCCGTGATAACCGGCGTGACGCTGTGATCGGGGTTCATCCGCCAGTGCAGCGGACGCTGCCGCAGGAACGCGCTAAAGGCCGGCTTCAGCTCGTCCATGACGGCCTTGGCCTTCACGGCTTTGCTAATGCGGATCAGCGTCGCGGCCATGTCGGCGTGCGCCAGCAGCGCGTACATGCTGCGCTCGCTCTGTGCCTGTGCGTGTTTAGCGACCTTCAAAGCCACGTCTCCACAACGGAGGGGTGATCGACATCTGAGCGCATGAGGCACGTCAGTCCGGGATAATGCGTGGTGATGAACGTCCGCGCCTCCTCCAGCGTCGCGCCGAAGAACGCGTGCTCGGTTGACTTATCCAGATAGAACAGCCGTGCCACGAAAAAATCGGGCGCGTCGTCTGGTCTCGCGAAGATAGTCCAGGCGCCCAGCTCGCCGGTTGGTGACACGATCATATAGCGTTGGCGTTAAGGTATATCGTATTAACGGAGGATAGTCTACCGTGAATTAAAGGCAATATTTGCCTTAATGTCGCCGTGGGACCCACTGGGGCGCACCGCTTCGATGATGTCGCAATCCGTTAGCGCGTAAATATTATCCAGCTTGGCCGGTGGTTCCGACTGCTGTGATCGTGCGAGCAAATGGGTCGATCAGATATGCGCGCATTACGTTCCTCCAGTAAATGGTAGAGACTTCTGTCCGCCGTTTGTGCGCTGCACGCTGACTAAATCACCTTCACCTAGTTGCCAGCTCGCGATGAACCCGACTTCGACTAGCGAGTCGAGTGCCTTGCGGAGTTGCTGCCGGAACGATGGCAAGCTCTTCTGCCGGCTTCCCGTGTACTCTCGCAACGTCGCTACCTTGAGCGCGTAAGGTTTTTCATGCGTCGCATAGAACGCGTGAAGCCACCGCGCCAAGGGGTTCAATCGGGCGCGCATCATGTAATCGATTAGCGTAACCGCGTCGCCGGCCATGAGCCCCGCGATCTTGGTATTCAGATAGATGTTCCATGGCAAGGAAGGGCTGCTGTCGTCTACCACGTCGATCGTGTGTATCAAGTGAGCACCGTAGACCGGGCGCCATGTGTTACCCCGCTTCCCTGCTCGTTCGATATAGCGCTCCACGATCACCGTACCAGTGAGAAGTCGCCAGTACGATTGCCGCAAGCGTTCGTAGCAGGCGCCCTCACGTGGCCAGCCCAGCCCGTCGAGCGCGTCGTTGCCAATGACCGTCAGTACCGTCTCTAGGTCGTCGTCCTTGGCCATGTGGCAAAGCTGCATAAAGACATCTAGGTCTTCCTGTCTAAGCTCCTGCCCGGTATATGTGATCCGCATATTCTGGATCGTTGCGATCGGCTGCTTGTCATACATCACTCGCGGCGTCTTCATGTCTGCAACTTGGAACAAGGCACTGCGCGTTAGGTCTTTTGAGATACCGCGCATGGTGTCTGTCCATGCCTTCATCTGTAGACGCTTCGGCAGTACCTCGACTTCATCATTTCCCTCTTCCTGCTCGGCCTGTGCGGTCGCTGCTCGCTCTCTATTTTCTTGGAGCCTTTGCAGGGCCATTTGTATGTTCGCGTCCACGCTCTCTCCTGTGGATAAATGGGTTAACCCTGAGTGAAACTGCATATGTCTAGAGTGAAACTGCATACGGTTCTGAGTGAAACTGCATACGGTTCTGAGTGAAACTGCATATGTCGTACCATTGCTTTCCCCAGCATTAACAGAGACTTAGGATCACTTTTAGCGGGTGCTAAGCCTTTCTTTAAGCTTTTCTTTAAGCGTAAACCGTTCTCAGCCTGTGGATAACCGAAAAACCAAAAAGCAGTTTTGCAAAGGGGTGGTCATTTCAGTTCCGTGGTGAAAGCCGTGCGTTCGTATGCTTCGAGCGCATAGGCACGCAGTTCGTTATCGTCAAGCGTCTTCGCGATCGCCCACAAGGCAGACCGGGCTGCGCTCAATTGCCGTCCGACCTCGTTGTGGCCTTTCTCACGCCCTGCCGCAAACCCGGCCTTAGCTCCAGCTTCCAAGGGCAGTCCTTCCCCTCTCTCGGCTTTCTCAACGCCCCATGGTCCGCCGCTCAATTGCCACGCTGCCGCGTCGATCGCCTGCTGCTTGGCCTCCGCTCTCGCGATGACTATGACGCGCTCATCGGTCTCCGAGTTGCGAAAGGTGATGGACCAGAGGGGTTGAATGTACGGTTGTTCGGTCATGATCAGTGGTTCTCCTTCACTTCGGTTTCACGCTTGCGGATCGCTTCGATACGGGCGTTTAGACCCTGCTCCAGAATCTCGATCGCGATCCCGTGCAGGCTGTTGCGCCCAAGCGAGTGCTCGGTCACGTAGACCAGTTTCGCGTGCAGCGGTGCCTTGGCGCGCATGGTGAAGTGCGCCGGAATCCTTGGATCAGCGGCGTCCCACGGTAGCACTTCAACCGCTTTATCGGGTTTTGCCTTACCCTCGGATACCTTCGCGGTGCGTTTACGGGCTACTGGCGGGCTTGCTGGGGGTTCGGAGGTAGTTTGTGTCGTCTTCTCCCCTTCCGGCGGCGCCACGGGCTGATTCTGTGCATCGCCCGATCCGTCGTCTTCCGCTTTGGCGAGGAACTTCAGCCTTTTCTGCTCTTGCAGGGCTTCTTTCAGGTCGCTCATTGCCAGACCTCGTGCGCCAACTCCACGATTTCGCGACGGGCGTCGGCGTGTCGAAGGCCCCTTGCGAACTCAACGACCGACTGCCCTTTCTCTGCCACGCGCATATAAATCCGCCGATGAATTATCTGGGTGTTCATCATCGTGAAAGTCGGCATCTCCGATAACTCTGAGCGCACGTCTTGCGCCGCAGAGTCACCCCGGTAGTGAGGCGAACACTCGTTCAAAAGGATGAACGCCTGGAGTTTCGGGTTGATTATGCGGGCTTCTTCGACCGCATCTGCCACATCGATCGCCGTAGCGCTGTCGAAAAGAGATGGCTTGATTGGCATGATTATCTTGTCGGCGATCAACATTGCCTCACGCATCTCGCGGTTCAGCGCTTCCGATCCGCGTGTATCCAGCACGATATCGTCGTAGTCCGGCGCGAAGTCCATCACGCACTTGCCGGCGCCCTTCCCTAGTTGCGTCATGAAATGCAGCTTCACGGCATTCGGCGCGTGCTTGCCACGCTGCTGATACCAAACCCGCAGACTCCCCTGTTTGTCCATATCCACGATCAGCACCTTGCGGTTCATCGCGGCGCGGACCTGCGCGACTTGGCACGCGTGCGTGGTTTTCCCCGTGCCGCCCTTCGCTGAAGCAAAAGCAATGATGGCCATGTCATCTCCCCTTAACGAGTTAACATCATGTGATGTGACGGCAGCTCATGTCAAGCGAGGTGAGGTGATTCGATACAAGGTGACGTGTGGTGATGTCACCTGATACTGTGTGATGTGGTGTGAATTGGTATGGAGTGAGGTGAGTCGATCTGAGGTGATGTGATATCACATCATGCTGAAAGCAGTTTGTAATGCAGCTCGATCATTTGTGTGAAGATTGGACAACATCTATGAGCACACTCGACAATTTCATGGCGTTCCTTGATTCTTTGCAAGGCAAAGACGGCAAAGACGGCAAGGACGGCAAAGACGGCAAAGACGGTAAAGACGGCAAGCCCTATGACGCGCGTGCGCTGGTCAATGATCCGCGCTTGGCGCCGGGCTTGAAGCTGTATTACGGCGTGAATGGGCATTGGGATTATCCGGGGACGAGCTCGGCGCCGGCACAGATCATCGCGAAGATGAAAACTATGGGCATGACGGTGTATCGGGCCACATGGGAAGGCTCCGACGCCTCGTTAGCCGTTTTGCTCGCGTTGGCGCAGGCGTTCCAAGCCGATGGCACTGGATTGAGCCTGTACGTGTGCCTGAACGTGAGTCTGACGTCTGACGGTACGAACTTGTGGGGGTCGGAGGCGCTTGCGTACAGTTACGCGTTTGCCGCAGGCCAGCACGTCGCGGCGGTGTTGCAGCCGGCGGGCGTGGTGATGTACGAGTGCGGCAACGAATTGACGCGCAAGGCCGGCATGACGGGGATTTATCCGGCCATCCAGGGCACGATCGCGGGCGATTTTAACAATGCGATGTGGGCGATTTTGCGCGGGGTGACGACCGGCGTCTTTGACGGGGTGAAGTCTTACCAGTGCAATGCGATTTGTGCGAGTAACGCGTGGGTGTTTTCCGAGTACGCCGCTGCCGAAATGCTATGGACCGGTACGAGTCCCGATGGCTCGGGCGGGCATCGGGCCTTGAAGTGGGACGTAACGGCGTTGCACAGTTATCACAACTGGGGCAACCCGATGAAAACGTATTACGACGGTCCGGGCGTCGGGCCGACCTTCGACTATCTCGCGCGCATGACGCAGTTTGGCCGTCCTATCGTGATCAGTGAATTCAATGGGGACGCGGGCGCGATGAGCGATGCGGCCATGTCGGCGTGGGTGTTGCAGATGTATACGCAGTGGTACGCGATTCGCCGCCGCTACAACATCGCCTCGGTGATGCTGTATGCGCTGTACAACGCGGACTATCCGTGGGGGTGTTTGAATCAGGACGGCACGATTATCCAGAGCCTCGGGCAGACGGTGCACGATTTTATTGTCGCCAACCCGGATGACTGAATTAACAGAAAGGTTTTTGTAAGCAAACTCGAGATTTGTCAGACGATTGAGTCCCGGCTTGTCCTGCTTGCTGTGTCGGCCACGCCGCGCGTCAACGGGTATGGGGTGGTGTTATCGAGCAAGACTTTGGGCAAGGTCCGCCGGGGGGAACCCGCAGAGCCACCACCATGGAAAAGCGGTTAATCCAGTTTCATGTTTACCTTCACCAGCAATTCTTGGAACATCGCGCGCTCGGCCTCCAGAAACGCGATGTCTGCGGCGAACTCGAAAACATTCGGGCACTGCCCGATCTGACTGTTCACGTCGCTGATCGCGCGCTCTAGCGCGGCGAATACCGTTTCCAGATTCTTGCCTGTAAATCTCATGACAGCTCCAGGAATTTCAGCAATCGGGTGAAAGTGGGCGTGGGCTTATTGCCCAGTGCCTCCATGAACAGTGACAGCTCGCGAGTGAGCGCGCGAATCGGGTCAACGGGCGGAAGCCAGTGCTCCGGGCACTCCAGTCCCGTGGCTTCGATGGCTTCGCTCAAGGTATGGATTTCCCCCACGGACGGCGCCACTTCGACGCCGGCAACCTGCGCGAGCGCCTTAATGTCGGCGTGCTTCGTCAAGTCTTCTTTCTTGATCCACTCGCAGAGCTTATAGAACTCAATCGGGGTCGGCTGCGCCAGCGTCGCGCCTGCGAGCGGCAACTTTTTGAGAGTGATTTTCTCAGTCACGGGTTTTGTTTCCACGGTTTCGCATACGGTGCCATTGATCTTCGCAAACCGCTTGATGCGCGCTTGTTCGTTCATGTCGCCGCGCAAGTCGCCTTGCTTGTTCGGGATGCAGAACGTCTGCTCGACGCCGTTTGCGGCGCGCACGTCGATGCACACGCGATTCTGTTTCATGTACTGGCGCAGCACTTCGCTATCGGTCCCGCGTGCCATGTTAATCAGGGTCTTGGTGCGGTTCTCCACAATCACCCTCGCAACGGTCGCAGTGGTCGCCGTAGAACGCGACTTCGGTCTTCGTCAGTATTTCGCCGCACTCGACACAGCGCGCGTAGATGCAGCAGGCACCGTCGCACACGCAATCGCCGCAGCGCTGCATTTACAGCGTCGCGCGGATGCGCGCTCCCAGAATCATGGCGGCATCGTAGAGACCGTCTTCGTAGCGGTTGCGGCTCTCGTCATATTTGCGTTCCATCGTGACGCAGATTTCTGCCGCCGAGTCGCGCACGGTTGCAATGAGCGCATAGGCCGCGTCGTACACGTAGTCCTTCAGGTCCTCTTGGCCTTCCTGCACGGCAAAGCCGTGATTCAAAAGAAGGTAGCGAATCTCGTCCTTAGTCACCGTGCCTCCAGCTTCTCGATTTGTAGTTTCAGCTCTTCAATCGCCTGGTTCACGTCCGCGCCGTTTTCCAGCCATTTAACGGTGCAGATCATCGACGTGCGCACGGATTCGAGCGTGGCATCGTCCCGGCCGCGCGCCTTCAGGCGTTCCTTGATTTCTTTCTGCCCGTCGCGCCAGCCGGTGTTATAGGTCGTGGCGTAGTCGATGATGTCCTCCTCAGTGCACATGATGTTTGGGGTCCGCGAAGTCGTCCAGCCAGCTAGAGAGCGCGCTAAGGCGAGCGGCAATCGTGCCACGCAAAACCTTGTTCGAAAGGTTGCCATCGGCCACGGTATAAAGCGCGTCGTCTGCGCCCACGTAGAACTCGATGGTGAACACCAGCTCAGCCAGCGCGGGCAGGGCGTCGGTTTCTTCGATCTCGTTCATGATGGCCTGAGCCATGCGATTACAGCGGGCTGCTTCTCGATTTCGTTCGCGGCTTGCCGCAGGCCGCTGACGATCAGGCCCCGATGGTACGGGTTCCCGATATCGCCTTCAGCCTTCAGCTCCAGCTCTTGCGAACCGTCTTCGCCCGCGACGTGAAAGAAGTCAATGCCGAACACGAACTCGCCGTCTTCAAAATCCGTAGATTGTTCGATCATTTCTTTGCCTGACCGATCTGGTACGGCATCCAGCTCGCATAGGCGTCCGTGGCGTCGCCCACGGCCGTGCCATCCTGCCTCAAGTGGACCGAGCGCCGCGAGCACGCCTGACCATCGGGGGAGAACACGGCCAAGTTGAGCGTCTGGCCATCGATGACACGCGCAATGATCGCGGCGCACGGGTCGCCGTTCGGCGTGTGCATCGTCGTTTCGTGGAACCCTGGGTGATACCAGATGCTGCGGCCAACAGTCGGTTCAATCATACAAAGCCTCTCATAGAGTGGCGCGGGCTCTTCCCCCGCGTGGGTCCGTTCTTGCCTTGGGCAGCTCAGGTCCGTGTCCGGTGCGGGCTTACTCCACCGCGATCATGTCGAAGTAGTACTGCTTGCCAATCACCAGTTGCGGGAGCACTTCCGGGTTGTCGATCACGAACTCAGCCAGTCCGGTCGGGGTGGCTTTGTTAAACCGCTGGTCTTCCGGCGTCGCGGGGTCGTACTCGCAATTGAAGATGGCTTTGACGCCGCCCCATTGCTGCGCCACAACGGCGCTCAGTTTCATCTTTGCTCGAATGGTCATGCTGGTTTCCTGTGGTTGTGGGAATCAGTCGAGGAACGAACTCGTCGGTTCGGGTTCTTCCACGCCTTCTACGCTGCCGAACTCGCCGGCGGTCTGCTTCGCGTCCTGCGGAGCCTTGCCAAACGTCGCATCCTTGGCGCTGAACTGGATCGCCTTCAGGCGCGAACTAACGCCCTTGCGCTCGTTGTCGTAGCCAAAAATGTCGAGCTTGATGTAGCCCCAGTGCCCTGAAACATAGCCGCCGGTGTTGGCCAGATTCAGCTCAACGCTGTCGGGCGACAGCAGCACGGGCGCCTGATCGATGTCGGCGCGCGTCGAGATGAACCAGAAGCCCGGATACTTTTCCTTGCCATCTTCGTCGGTCTCCGTGTCGCCGTCTTTGAGGCAGGATTCGTACTTGGCCAGCGCCTTGCCGAACACAGTCGTGAGACCGTGCTGGATACGTTCTTGCACGAACTTCAGCAGCTCGGTGTCACCCTTCTCGATGAGCGCGACCGTGCTGTACTCGTCGCACTTGCGCAGCTTGTTGAGCCGCGCCTTGAAGACGTGCATATGGGACAAGCGCACCGGGCCAAAAATAGCCGTCGAGCCGGACTTCGTTTGCGCTTCCGTGATAACAAGCTTGAGCTTGCCTTTACCTTCGCGTTGCAGGGTCATGGGTTTATGTTCTCTCAGGTTCTATAGATTCATTCGGATTCAAGCGGCTCAAAGCCTTCCATGGCCTTGGCCTTGTCATCCATCTCGGGGCGGGGATCGGTTTCATCCACCAGCACCGGCTTGCCTCGGGGCTTCGTAATGCAGTTGCCCAGAAGGGCGTCGAACTTCTTCTTGCCCTTCAGGAGCGTGGTCATATCAGTTACGCCCAGCAACTTCGATTTCATGTACTGCTCAGGCAGAAAGCCCTCCAGCGCGAGGATCGTCTTAACCGTTGCCTCATCCGTGTACTTGCGATTGGCGCGGCCTTCAACGAGCTTCTTGCCAGCGAACTTCTTACCCTTTCCTGCTTCTTCGAGCGCCCATGTTTCAAGGTCGGCCGCCCACTTCTGCAAGTGCTTGGCTTCCGCCAAACACTCGATCACTTCTTCGTCCGTCAACAGCGCCGGATCGCGGAACTCAAACTTCGTCATGGCAACCATCCGATCGCGGCGAGCGCGGCAGTGAACTTTTGCTTTGCAGAACTGGCACGCTTCGTAGTCCGATGCGTCGAATTCGACAAAACTAAGATCGCCGGTTTCCATCGCGTACCAGACCCGATCGGCGGTCGGCTTGACCGTCATGTCGGCCCATTCCAGCAACGCTGTGACGCTGATTTCCCACTGCGCGATGTTTCCGATGCGGGGCTGGTACAGGTTCAGCACGATCTTTTTGATGTCGAAAAGATGGCGGCACATATTCCAGGCACCCAGCGCGTAGAGCATCAACTGCTCATTTTCCGTTACGCTAACGAAAACTCCCTTGCCATACTTCAGATCGGTCACGTCGAGCACGTCATCGCTCACGATCACGCAATCACCCGTTCCGAACCCTTCCGGGACCCACGGGCTGAAGTCCACGCGCTGCTCGATGGAAACGATCGCGTCTGGATTTCTGGCCTTCGCTTGCTCTACCCGACGATGTACAAAGTCGATGTAGTCCTGCACGTACTCCCGCATTTCATCGGGGTAGTCTTCCTCAAACATCTCCAGTTGGTCGGAGGGGTCGAGCGGCGGGTCTGCTAGGGCATGGCCCAGCGCAATGTCGCTAAACTTGCGCTGATACCATTGGGCCGCGTCAATGCCGGCCTCCAGAGACTCGCTGGCCCAGGCATGGGCACGCGTACCTTCTTCGGCGAAGAGGCTGGACTTGTCCTCGAAGGGCAGTTCAGCCCACGCGGATGCGGTGCAACGCATCCAGCGATGGGCGCCAGACGCCGAAAGTTTTGCATGTGCCCGATCAATTGCATGGACGCTCACGACGCCGTGTTGTGCTTGTGCTGCGCGTCGGCCAGCACTCCACGCGGGTATTCGCCTTCATCGGCGACTTCGAGCGTGCTGCCATCGCTCATGCGCAGGTGCTCGCCCGGTTGCGGCGGAGCGATCGTTTCATTCGCAGCAAGCACTGCGCGCAGGCGGGTTTCAGCCTCAGCGGCCGGGATTTCCTCGAAGCCGGCCGTTTCGCCGACTTGGGTGAGGAGTTCTTCCATCCGTTCGGAGACCGCCGCGATAAAGCGATGCGCCGGGTTGGCCATGTCAAGGATGTTGCTGCCGATCGTGACGGCGCGCACGTCAAGGAATCCGCCGTTGCCGTCCTCGTTCGTGTGCAGGATGCACTGGATCACGGCCGAACCCGGCGGCAGTTTCATGTCTTCGGTGACAACGTTGGTTTCTTCGAGCTGGATGTCTTCAGTCATGTGGTGTTTCCTCGGGTCAAATGGTTTCGAGTGCTGCTGTGAAGTCATTGAGCGCGGAGACACGCACGATGTTGTCGCGTTCAGCCAGCTCGGTGACACTTTTGGCGCCATGCTTGGCCAGAATGCCCACGGCAATGGCGCGGGTTTCGTCGGTGTTGAACTTGCGGGCGATCGCGCGGATGTCTTCGATCTTCACGTCCGGCGCGTCGGCGCCATCAGGGCCGGCTTTGAGCGCTTGGGCGATGACTGCCGACTGATCGGCCGTCGCGGTCTCAGCGCTTTCCGTCTGCGGCGCCGGCGTTTCAGCCTGGGCCTTCTGGCGCTTGGCCACGGACTTCGTGGCCTTCGGCGCTTCAGCCGCGTCGGGCGCCGGCGGCATAGCGGTCTTGATGGCCTCGTCGCTGGTCGCGAGGCCCGTGATCTGCTCGGCGAAGTAGTTCAGGACAGAGGCGAAGACGCGAACGAGCGCGGGCGGCTCACTGCCGTTCAGCATGATATTCAGCAAGGGTTGGCTCCAGTGGAATGGCGGGCGCGTTTAGATTCGCGGCCTCGGTGCGGGCATGCGGGGGGCTATGGCGGGGGAGGGTGATAGAAGATGCTGGTCATGGTTTCAGTTCTCTCAGGCTCTTTAGTTTTCAACAGGGGCACGGGTGAAGCGGGTACTTAACACTGCTTAACAGTTAGTGAGTTCGCCTCACTATCGCAACAGACAGGAGGACTAAGCCCGTCTATCCCAATTAGTGAGGCGTTCCCGGTTTGCTGCCACTGCGAAACGAACAGGGCTAGGTGGCAGGGCGCTACTCCTGCTTCTTTCCCAAGATTCTGGGAACGTGTGTGGGTGGATTTTTAGGCCATGCCTAGCTACTTACTCCACTGCACCCTTGCCAGCGCGAAACACAGTGTCAGCAGAAGTGGGCGCTGGGCATCTCCCAGCGAGGCGCCTTTCGGCTGTGCCCACTTCTTCTGACGCTCCAGAACGTTTTGGTAGCAGCGCAGCGCGGCCGGTGCCAGCCGGAGTGCAGACCGGCGCGCACCCTGGGACTTACTCTCGCGCGCCGCTACCGAAGCGTTCTGTTAATGAGACTGAAAAATCATAATACCAATCTGAAAAAATAGCCCCGGCCGTTCCTGCAACCGGGGGGAATCCATCGCGCGCTTCCTGGAATCGTGGGAGTGCTTAATTGAGAATGTAGGCGTGTTGAAATGCCCCGTCAATGGCCTGAGAAAAAATTTTTTATGGGATTTTGACGAAAATGAACCGGCGTCGTTAAGGGCGATTAACGACGCCGGGTAGACACTGATCTGGTAATTACTGAGACTTAAACCAGTGGGCCGGCGTGACTTTGGCAATCTCGAAGCCTTCGATTTCTGTCCGAATTCCGGGGTTAATCAGGCGGAATCTGCCGGGTTCATGTGGGCGCGAAAGCACGCCGAACAAACGTTTGCGGTCGATCGTCTCGACTAATGAGAGCTTGCCCCAGCACTTCGATTCATCGAATTGTCCGGGCTCAAAGTAGACGATCGTGCCGTCCCAGAAGCCTCCCACTGCTGCCGCCGAGCGCACTTGCAGAGCAAAGCCATTGGCCGCAAAGCCAGGAGGGACGGGGGCTCGCATCACGGGGGCGTTAGCTTCTTCGACGTTGAAGTCGTCATAGGCGTAGAGCAGGACGGGCGCGGTTGGCTGATCTGACTCGGGCACCTCATAGCCCCAGCGTCGCATCACCTCAGTAATAGGGACATCTAGCACGCCGGCTATTTTTATCGCGTCCGAGACTTTCAGCTCGCGCGAGCCGTTGACCGCGTATGAGAGCGTCACGGGATCGACTCCCATGCGTCCTGCCATCTGAGCTTGCGAGAGTTCCTTTCGCGCGAGCTGGGCGGTGAACCAGTGTTTGTCTGGCGTTCGTTCTGTCCCTTTCCTATCACTTTTTGCGTTGTCCACGGGCCTTACTCCAATTGTTATATGTGATGAAAAATGTGTATATTCGAGACCTGCCGGCCTTACGTTAAGCCGTTAAGATTTTACCTCAACACGTCCGCCCTTAACAATGCCCACTCGCAAAACCATGCCTGCCAACACTCCCCCGATTCTGGGAAGCCAGCCTCTTGATGCGCTGCTCGTGAATACCGCTGAGCCCGCGTATTCGATCATCAAGAAATGCGGCGGTGTGCGTCCTCTCGCACGCGCCTTATCCATCTCGCCAGCGGCGGTGACGCGCTGGCAAAAGCACCGCACGCCGACCGACAAACGGGGGTGCGATGGTGTCATTCCTGAGTTCCGCCGTTCGACAGTCATTGCGGTCGCCCGTGAATTGGGCAAACGCGTGACCAAGGCTGAGTTTCTGAAGACTCAAGCGTAAGGCCCCTAAATTCACAGCAGTGCTGCCACTGATTTGGGGGAGCCTTATGGCGACGGGAAATAGTACAGAGCGCCCGAAGGCGTTGCCGTTCAATGCTGCCGGTGTGCCGGCGAGTCTGAAGGCGCACGACCGCTGGTGCGTCTGGAAGTACGTCCAGCGGGATGGGACTTGGACCAAGCAACCGATCAACGCCCGCACGGGCGGAGGCGCGCAATCGAACAACCGTTCGACCTGGGCGAGCTATGAAGAGGCTCATGACGCGTTCCTGCACATCTCTGAGCTGGCGGGTCTGGGGTTCTTTCTGGGCGACAACTTCGTAGGGGTTGATGTTGATGATTGCTACAACTGGATAGATGGTTATAGCGAGATGGCGCGCTCGGTGCTTGGCGCCGTTGCTGGGTATGCCGAAACGTCTCCATCGGGTGAAGGGTTGAAGATTATAACGCTCGGGACCATTCCCCAGTCGAGAGCCAATCACAAGATAGGGCTCGAAATTTACGACCGAACACGCTTTTTTGCTATTACGGGCGCGGCGATCGCCGATCGGGAGAACGATCTGCCGGCGGCGCCGATCGATCTTTCGGCATTTTACGCGCAGCACTTCGGCGCGTTCGCGGGGTTGTCTTCGATTGACGATGAAGACCTGTTGGCACTCCAGAACGCCAAGGGACCGCTCGCGGGCTATGACATCGATCGCGTGCGCGACAAGCTGCTGCCGAACCTGACGAGTGACTGTCATTACAGCGAGTGGCTGGAAGTGGGCGCGGCCTTGCACCATCAGGGTGAGGGCGATGACGAGTGGCTGGAGCTGTGGGATGAGTGGAGCGCGAAGGCGGGCGAGCGCTATACCCCCGGTTTGTGCGCCGAGAAGTGGGAGACGTTCGGCTCGCACCTGCAAGGCCGTGGGGCGGTAACGCTGGCAACGGTGATCCATCGGGTTAAGCAGACGCGGGCGGTCAAGAAGTTCGATCGGGTGACGCACTGGACGCTCCAGATTATGGCGACGGAGGACCGTGCGCAGTTGCTCGAAGAGCTGCCGCACCTGATTGCGCGCGACTTGCTGGTCGATGAAAAAGTGCGCGAAGAGCTGGCACAGATGCTCAAGCGACGGCTGAAGACGGTGATCCAGACGAGTTACAGCATCACAGTGGTACGCAAGTGGTTGCGCCCGGAAGTGGCGCCAGACACGCTCGACTACTCCCCTGACTGGGTGAAGCGGTACGTGTATGTGACGGATGAAGACAAGTTCTTCGAGATGGAGCGGAAAATCCACTTCACGCGCCAGAGCTTTAACTTACTCCATAACCGTGACATGCCGAAGGATGATAACGGCAACCCGGTGAAGCAGGCGGCGGATGGCGCGTCCGATATGTACGGGATTCGCGTGGTCGATAGCGCCTTGTATCAGCCAGCGGCGGGGCTGTTCTTCGAGATGGAGGGGCGGACCTGCGTGAATAGCTATGACGCTTCGGTCGCGCCCGTGATGCCGCCGGTGCTGCTCGATGAGGAGGAGCGGGCGGTCGCCGTGGTGCAGCGCCATCTGGCCAACATCCTGCCCGATGCGCGCGAACGGCAGTTGTTTACGAACTGGCTGGCGTTCGTGGTCCAGAATCCGGGCGTAAAAATCCGCTGGGCGCCGTACCTGTGCGGCGTGCCTGGGGACGGCAAGAGCTTCTTCGCCACGCTGCTCGCGGCGTGCATGGGCTCGACGCATGTCAAGACGCTGAGCGGCGACATGCTGGCGAACGGCAGTAGCTTTTCTGACTGGGCGGTCAATCGGTGCGTGACCGTGATTGAAGAGGCGAAGCTGCACGGCGGTAACAAGTTTGATGCTGCGAACCGGATCAAGCCCTTCATTACCAATCCGGTGATCGACGTGCATCCGAAGGGCCGCGCCAGTTACAACGCGCCGAATACGGTCCAGTACATGATCGCGTCCAATTATCTCGACGGCGTGCCGATCACGTCCGACGATCGGCGCTTCATGTTCCTGATGACGCCGTACACCCGCGAATCGCTGGATGCGTTCAAGGAAGCGCACCCGGACTACGACACGCACCTGTTCGACGCGGTGGCCGACTTTCCGGGCGCGATGCGCTTCTGGCTGTATCACTACCGCGACTGGCATGCCGAGTTCAACCCGAACGCTAACGCGCCGATCACGCGCATGCGTGGGCTGGTGATCGACATGAGTGAGAGCGACGCGGATTCCGCTTGCCGATCGGTGTTCGAAGCGCAGCCTCCCGGCGTCACGAATTCATGGATAGCGGCGGCTCTGTTCTCTCAGGCTGTTGAAACGGAGTTGGGTCCGCACAGCGGCCTGAAGCGTTCGCAGATTGCGCGTATCTGCGCTGACTACCTGCGGCTGCGGGGCTTCACTTATATGGGCGACGTGCGTCACAGAGTCGGGCCGAGTGGTGTGCAGTCGCGATTCTGGTGCGGGGGCTGGCTCACGCCAGACCGTCTCAACTGGTGGCCGGAAGCCGAGGCGGCGATGAAAAAGTCATTCGCCGATGCTGTTGCTGCCGATTTTCTGAGTTGATTGTCTGTGTCAGTCATCGCAGCGAGGCCTAAAAAGCTGGCTGTCACAGCGACTGTCACAGATGACTGGCTCAGCACTGAAACCCTTTATTTATAAGGCTCTTATCTATTTTAGAGTAGGTATTGAGACAGTGAGACAGTGTTATGCCGTGTGTACGTTGCGTTTTTAAAATGCAGCGAGATAAGGGAAATAAATATTTTTTATATAGCGCTGGCCGACTTTGCGCAGTGTCACAGCTCACTGGCTCAGACGCGCGGCGAGTTCAACTGGAACGATATGCGGGAATCATCCATCGAAACGTACCTGATCGAACAAGTGAAGCTGTTCGGGGGTGACTGCCAGAAGCACGTCAGTCCGGGGCGATCTGGCGTGGTCGATCGCATCGTGATCATGCCGCTGGGTCTGCCGGTGTGGTTTGTGGAAACCAAGCGGCCGGATAACGATCTGCAACCGCTGCAACGCTATGAGCGCGATCGACTCCTGGAACTGGGGCAACGTTATACGGTGCTGGACACGAAAGCGGCCATCGATAGCTGGGTGGCGTTTCGCAAGCAGGAGATTGCCAGACATGCCGCCGTGGTGACGGAAGCGGCGCGCACGGTGGCGCGCAAGTGGATGGGACCCTTAGCATGAGCCGGATTTGGACGCCGCGAGGCTATCAGGACGACATGCTGGAGTTCGGCCTTGCGACGCCGCATTGCGCATGGTTCGTAGACATGGGGCTGGGCAAGACTTCGAGCGCGGCGACGCTGATTCAGCGCAGCCTCTATGACCTGTTCGACACCAAGCGGTGGCTGATCGTGGGACCGAAGCGTGTGGCCAACAAGGCGTGGCCCGATGAGCTGCGGAGCTGGTTGCACCTGCAAGACGTGTCTTACAGGATTTTACGAGCGGAGGATTTTGGGCTGACGCCGGCGTTTGACGCCGTAGATGTGTTCGATCCGGTCACGGGCGAGATTGCCGCTGGCATGAAAAAGCGCGGCCTCACGTTCGGCTGGAGCGAGACCGATCCGAAAGCGGCCGGCGCGCAAGCGAAGCGGTTCGCCAAGCGCCGGATCATGGCGATGCGTGAGCACGTCCTGATCGTGAGCTATGACTTTCTGCCGTGGCTGGCGAAAGCGCTGGGCGATACCCCGTGGTTCGACGGTCTGTGCGTAGACGAGTCGAGCATGGTCAAGAATCAGGACACGGTTCGATTCCGGGCGCTGCGGCACCTGCGCAAGAACGCCTGCCGTGTGGTGCTGCTGACGGGCACGCCGAGCCCGCGGTCGTTGCTGGACCTGTGGGCGCAACTGTACATCGTGGATCAGGGCGAGCGCCTGCTGGACACGTACACGGGGTATCGCGAGCTGTACTTCAGGCCGGACAAGCGCGGCCGGCATGGCGATATCTATACGTGGAAGCCGGACCCTGACGGGCGCGAGCGCATCTACCGGGCGATTGGCGACGTGGTGATGAGCCTGAAGTCTGAGGACTATCTGAGCCTGCCGCCACTGGTCGATAACCCCGTCAGAGTCGTCCTGCCGCCTGCTGCGCGCGAGCTGTATGACCGTGTGGAGCGTGACCTGATCGCGGTGCTGGCGGGTAGCGTGATCGTGGCGTCCACTGCCGCGATTCTGGGAAACAAGCTGTTGCAGATTGCGAACGGTTGTGTGTACGACGATGGCAAGAAGCCGGTGCATATCCACGACGCGAAGCTGGATGCGCTGGCCGAGCTGGTGGAGGCGACGCCGGGGTCGCTGCTGGTGGCGTATGGCTATCGGCCGGACGCCGAGCGCATCCAGAAGCGTTTCGGGCGGCTGGCGCGCAAGATCGAGACCGACGCGGACATTGACGACTGGAACGCCGGCAAGATCAAGCTGGGGTATGGACATCCGGCGAGCTTCGGGCACGGCCTGAATCTGCAAGACGGTGGCAATCATGTCGTCTGGTTCGGGCCGACTTACTCGCTGGAGTTGTGGCTGCAACTGATCAAGCGGCTGCATCGAAGCGGGCAGAAAGCGGATTGCGTGATTGTGTCTACGATCCTGGCTGATGACACCTTGGATGACTACGTGCGCTATGAGGTCATCGTGGGCAAGGACAGCGAGCAAGCGGCGTTGATGGAAGCGATGAAGGCGCGGGTGTATCGACAGGAGCGGCTTGCCGCATAGGGGAAAAAGAATGTCTGGATTCGAGCGTTTGACCGATCTGAGCATTCACGCGTCGAGCATGGAACCGCGTGTCGATGGCACGCCGTTGCGGGGGTTGGGGTGGGTGGAGATTGCGGCGACGATGGCGAGCCTGCCGAGCGAGGGGGGCGATCTACTGCGGGCGACGTACCTTGATGATCATCACGCGCTGGCGCGGACAGTGAAGCGGTTGACGGTGAGGCTTTCCGGGAGCGCTGCGTTGTCGCCTGAGATGCGCGCGGCGCTGGCTGTCACGGTGGTGCAGGCGTTCTTCTCGCTGCGTACCTGTGGCACCTGCGACGGGCATGGGCATCTACGTGGGCACCTGTGCCCTACGTGCCTCGGGGAGTGTGTGGACCATCTGCGGCCGGACGCGATCCGGGCCATGCTGGAAGTGAGTGAGCCGGTGTGGGATGCGTTGCTGGCGGTGCCGTTCGGTGAGCTGTACCGGGAGTTGCTGAGCTGGCATGAAGTCGCGCGGGCGATGCTGGAGCGTCGAGTGCGGTGAGCGGGTCCTTGCGTACCTTTGGCACGATTACCGGAATAGGGCATGCCATTCGTGCGTGGCGCGGATGAGCGCTCCCACGATTGTGGGACCGACCACGTATAGTGTGACGAGCGCGAACAAGACTATGCCGACTTTGGCGACGCGAAGCACGACTTCGCCGAACGTGTCTGGCGGTTCGTCGGGCGTGCCTTCTACGCGCTTCACTATCTTGCGGACATCCTCATCGAAGCTAGACATTTTGCGTACCTTTCAGCGGTGGAAGGCGACGTACAGGGCGGCGATGCTGGCAAGCAAACTGGCGAACGATCTTATTCTGGGTGCTCCAGTTGGCGAAGCCGTTCGTCATGCTTGTCGTAGTGCTCCCATTGCGCGGCCACGGATTCACCGATGCTGGAAACAGTCGATCTGAGCAGTGCCAGTTCCTTTTCTACGGCGGACTGGCGAGCCTTGAGCTGCATCATGTCGGCATGCGTCTCGGAGCGAAAGGCTTGCATCTCGGCCAGTACCTTGTCGAGCTTCACCAGCACAATGTCTTTCGGTTCGTTTTCCATTATTTCTCCTATTCTGTGGTCTCTGGGATGGTCTGCCCGCAGCATGGGCAAATGATGGGCTTACCCGTGCGCTTTTGCTTGCGTTTCTCACGCGCGAGCGTGATCGAGACGTTCTGCGAGGTGATGCCAAAATGCCGAGCGGCGACTACAGGCCCCGTGCCCGGATTGTCCTGCATGAACTGGATCGCCTTGCGTACCCTTGACATGGGTTTGACGTAGACGCCTAAGAGCGTGCCGTGCGCGGGATCGAATGCCGCCGGGTGTGCGCCCGCCACAGACACGGCGCGACGCGTGCCGGATTCGTTCTCATAGACGGCAAGGGCGACTATCTTGGGGCTCGCGAGGGCGCTTGTCAGTCCCGGATGGATAGACTCCGGGAAGAGGTTGAAAAGGTGGGTTTTGTCGATCGTTGCCATTGCCGTTAACTCGGTTGCGTACCTTTGGCATTGTACTGCTACGGGCTCAAACTTCCACGCAATGCGCTTCGGCTTTCAGGGCGGCGAATTTCTCCGCATAGAACGTGTCGATGGCTTCGAGAAAATCGTCTTTCTCTTCGTCTGGCCGAGCTTCATAGGCTTTGTCGAATTCCTCCGCCCACGCAATTACGAGCTGGTACAGCCCGAACGAACCTTGAACGTGGTCGATCAGGGTCTCGCACACTGTCCGGTGCGTGTGGGACCATTCATGGCCCAGGTTAAACGCGAGGGCGGCGACAACTTCGGCGATGCGGGTGTGATCGTTGGTTTCCATGGTCTTTACTCCGGGAGTTGGGGGAATGAGGCGGCGAACGACTGCATGATTGTTTCCTGATAGCGCGTGGTGAATTCGCCGTTGAGCTGAACCCGTGCAATCCAGTTCTTGCCATTGAGCAACGAATAGAAGTTCGCTTCGCCGTCCGGTTTGACTTCGAGGGGTTGCGTACCTTTGGCATGTGCGTTCATGCCGTCTACGACGCCTGCTAGGCGTGTCAGCTCTGCGCGTGCGATGCGCTTGCCTTCGTCTGTGCCGTCCTCCAGCGCGGCCAGCAGGATGGGCATTACTGCGGCCCATGTCGGCGTTATGTCGATCGTTTCCATCGCGTACCTCTGGTAGTTGTGGGAAGGCGTCAGGCTGCGGCGCGAAACAAGGCATAGGCGACGTTATCGGTCCAGACCATGCCTTGCAGTATCTGCTGTTGACGGACGTATTCGCGAGCTGCGGTCATGCTATTGCCCTTGGAACCGGGAAAGTCAATCCAATGGCGGTAAGCCTTAAGCATGGTCGCGGCGATCTCTTCGCATTCAGTCATGGTCGTTACTCCGGTTGTGGTGGGCAAATTGGGAGCCCCTTGGGGAAGGGCTCCGGGTTTGCGTACCTTTGGAATGCTTACGAGTGGAATTCGACGGTCGCGCCCTTGGTGCGCTGGATTGCACCGATGAACAGTTTTCCGCCATCTTCATATGATATGGAGATTCCGTATTCCAACCATTGCGGGTGTTTGTAGTCGGGCGCGTCGTCTGGAATTCGAGCGGCGCAAAACACTTTTATCTCTTTGGCGCGGTGGGTGTGCCGTGCTGCGTTCGCCATAACGGCGGCGAAGAATTCCGGCTCTTCTTTCGCCAGCTCGGCGTCGATAACTTGAATGTCCATGGTGGTCCCCTGCGGTGGTGGTTGTGGTCGATCTGGAGCCCTTGGCGGGGCTCCAGCGGGTTAGAACGGTTCGTCTTTGCCGGGTGTCGGCTTGGCCTTCGCCGGCGTCGGCGTCGGCGTCGGCTTGGCCTTGGGTTGCAGTGCGGTTAAGTCGGCGAAAAGCTTTTGCGTCACTTCGTCCGCCGTCTCGGTCGTGGTGCGCAGAATTCTAAGCGGGGGCGGGAGGTCGTCTGGAAAGTCCCAATGCTGCGCGTCATACCCCGGCAGTTCACGCACGGCGCTATTGACGATAGAGGCGGTTATCTGAGCTGCAAGCGTCGTTTCGTAGTTCGGGATTTCGCAGGCCTGATAGTCGAAGCAGATACAGGCCTTGAGGATCGCAAGGGGCGTGAGTGCTGCCTTGTTGCGGTACTCGGTGAAGCTGTACCCCTCCGTATCTTCGCCGTGACCATAGCGGGCTTTCAGGCTGTCCACGTTGGCGCGTCTAAGAATGTCGGCTATCTCTGCGGTGTTGGTCGAACCCTTGAGATGCACATTCCAATGATTGATGTAGGTATCGTGGATCTTCGCGAACGTCGCGAGGGCGTTTAGATGGTCGGCTGAAACTAGGTAAGCGGACATGCGGTTATCTCCGGTGGTGGTCGTGGTGGCGGTGGGCAAATTGGGAACCCCTGTGAGGGGTTCCGGGTTTGGCTACCAGTGGGCAAACGCGGGCAAGGTCTTATAAATGCGGTCGCAGATGGTTTCATAGGTGAGGGCGGCGGTGATGTCACCACGGGCGCGGCACTTCATCGCGACGGCCTTGTTAATGGCGTAGTGCGCGAGGTCTCGCGTGGCGGTCTTGGTGCCTTCTCCACCTTCGGGGAACAGCTCTTTCACGCGAATGCCTCCATGGTGTCGAACCCAAAACGCGGATAGTTCGGCGGCGTCCATGGCGTCGAGGTTCGGCGCGTTGCTGGTGGTGTCGGTGTTCATAGCGAGGTCCCAAAAAATGCGTTGTACTGCGTGCGCGCGTCGTATGCGGTCCAATCGGTGATGTCCAGTACGGTTCCGACTGCCAGCGCTGCGGCTTGTTTAAGCGCGTAGGCCGGCGATTTGCCACGGGAGAGCAGATAGAAGGCGCGTTCGTAGCCTGCGGGCGTCAGGCGGTACAGCGTGCCTCTATGTACCAGATGGCGGGGCGCGGTGGTCATACCCGGCTCCATCCTACTGGGAACCCAGCGGCGGCAAGTTCGGCGCGTGCGGCGTCGTCCCAATGTGCGGGGCTCTCACTCTCGCACCGATACGCGTATTCAGTCGCGGCTTCGTCTTCGTCGTCATACCGGCACACTACTTCGCGATAGGTCCCAAAGTCGTGCGAGTTGGCTTTGATCCGCAGAAAAGCTCCTTCGGGTGGTTCGCCTAGTGCGCGTCTGATTTGAAAGGCGAACGCGCGGCACTCTGCGAGGTTGTGTGCGGCGAAGTTCTCTTCTACTCCGCAAGCTGCGGCGTCTTCTTCGCAAGGGCTCGGGCCGATGTCTACCGTTTCCATGGTCATGGTACTTACTCCGGTGGTGGTGATGGTGCGGATCAGATAAAGCCGTTCAAGTGACCGGCGTAAAGCCAGAATGCGAATAGCGCGGCGAAGTTTGCGAACAGCACATAACGGAACATGGTTTGTGTCTCCAGGCGGTGGGCAAACTGGGAACCCCTCGGCGAAGGGTTCCGGTGTGCCTACTGTCAGACCGTCAGCAGTTGAGCGGCGCGGGTCTTCAACTTGTCACCGTTGCCAAACCAAGCGCTATCGGTGCGGTTGTCGTCAGACCGGGCGCGAATATGGTGGTCAACGTACTCCGTAACGCTGTTGAGCAGTCCCCAGCGTGTGCCCCGTACACCGTCGAGCGTCGCGCCCTTACCTTGGCCATTGAACAGCCCCATGATCGTCTCAAACCCGGTTGTCTTGCGGGTCTCTTCGATCACTGCGGCGGTTGCCTTGTCCCAATCCTTGGCGGTCAAAATCTCGAAAACGAATTGCTCGGCGCTGTCATGTCCGCAGGGTTCGGCAGCTAACAGGCGGGCCGTCTTGGCCCAATCGCTGAAACCATCGCGGGCAATGCCAAGTTGGTCTTTCAGCGCTTCGGGATCGAAGATTGAGCGGTGCGAAACTTTCACGGACGTGCGGCCGTCTGACTCGCGAAAAGCCATTGCGATGGTATTGGCGCATACCACGCGCTCCGTTACGTATTTGCCTTCCGTCGCGCGGGAGCCGTCGCAAGCTGTCGAGATGAGCAAAAACGGCGCTACTGCGTCCGCCTTGTTACGGATGATTGCATCGGGACCAATGCGGGCCATGGCCCAATAGACGCGGCCTTCCTTGAGTACACCTGCGGTTTCGAGCTGGAACCCGGCGCGGTCTGACAGGTCGCGGAACGTCTCGATTACTTGGCGGGGCTGGACAATGTTGAAGCGGTCGGAAACGACAGCGAGGGGCAATTTCGTGTCTGACCGAAAGATGACAACCTGACCGGGCATTTCGCGGAACGCATCCGGCGTCATGCCGTGCGCCGTGGCATAGCGCACTTTCCCGCGTTGCAGCTCGTAGGCCATGTGTGCTTTGGTCTGGATCACTTCGAGCGAGTCGCCGGCGAAAATTTCCTGCCCTTTGTCGTGCCAACCTTTCGCGCCGCGATAGGCGAAACCATAGGTGCCGTCTGCGGCTTGTGCGAGTTCGTGTGCCATGGTGGTAAAGCTCCGTTAGTAGTGCTACAGGGTGGGTAAACTCAGAACCCCTCGGCGAAGGGTTCGGATTTACCTACAGGCCTGCGGTAAGGGCGGCGACTCGTGCTTCCAGTAGTGCGGCAAGCGTGCGGGCGTCGGCCAGTGCGTCGAGCGCGTCACGGTTCAGGGCGGCTTTGAGGGCGTCGCGCAACCAGAAACTGGTCGCGGGGTTGTTGATAAACAGGGCAATGCCACGGTCGGAGCGCGCGAGCTGGAGCGCGGCGGGCATTGTCGAGACAACGTGCGCGATTTGCTGCGCTTCTGCGTACTGGTTCGGTGTCATGTCCGGTAGTCCTATGGGGGTTCATCGGGGCGGAATGCCCCTTGCCCAAATAATGGGGGTTGTAAATATAGCTGGTAATCAGTGTAAACCCTTGAACTAGTGTTTCCCTTAACTGTGGGAGCAAATTGGTGCGACGCAGCACCGATGCTCTGATTTTTATGGGGGTGCGTCATATGGGGTAAGCGTCTCCGGGGCGAAACGCAGTGCAATAAGTGGGGTTTTTTCGTGAGCTGCAAACTGATTCAACCGACGAATGCATTGTTATGACGTTAAGTTTTTGTTGCGTTCATACCATATGATGAAATACTATCCCGCTGGGGGCATTGCGCCCATAAAACACAAGGGCTCGCCACTTCGGCGGGCCTTTTTACGTTGGGGGTTTCCCATGGCGGTAACAGTCGAGATAACGCTAGGCGATGATGGCGCGCTAACGGTCGGTATCGCGGAACAGCCTTCCGCCGATCTTGATAACCAGCAGTCGGTTCAAGACATTGGCCAAGCGCTGGCCATGGCCAAGCATCTGTTAGAGAACCCGCCGGCGGATACCGACGAATCCAGCGAAGCGGGCGGAGCTGCTGACGCGGACGACAGCGCGAGTGCTGGTGGAGCTGGTGGAGCTGGTGGAGCTGGTGGCGCTGCGATGCCTGCTGACGCTAGCGGCGCTGCGATGCCTCCAGCGGGCGGGGATCAAACGACTGACCCTAAAGCGATATGGGATCAGCTCGCAGCACAAGGGCGTCCGGCTCATTAGGTGTCACTGATTGAGCCAGGGTTTATGCACTTTTTTGCTATTGGGAGGGCGGACAGCTATCCGGCGCTGGCGCGAGCTGCGGAGCTGGCAAGCGGCGCGGTCTTCCCACAGTCGTGGGAACGGTGCCCGATATGCGGTATGCGTCCGGTATGCTGGCCAAAGGTTGATCACTGTTATTATGTCAAGTTGCCTAATGCCCGCAAAGCCTTACTGGGCAAGGGTTCGCATGTAGCGCGTGTGTTGATCTAGTGCCAGACCGCCAGAATGCAGGCGATTGCATGCCATCGCAAGCATTCTGCCCGCCATGTCTCACGTCATACCATATGAGGGGTGGGGGCTTGTCGATGAGCTTTGGACCCCCCGGCACCCCGCTTTCGTCCCCCGGAACGGGTCCCTGGGCTCGCGTGCATCAGTGTGGGGACAAGAAATTTTTTCCCAAAAAATTTTAAAGGGACTGTTAAGGACTCTTAACGACTTAACACCCCTGACTCTCTGACGGAGCCAATCATGGCAACCGAGATTCCCGGCCACAAGGCAAAGCGGGCCGCTGCAAAGAACAGGAAGCCCACGCTCGCTGAATCGCTGGAAGACGAGATTTCGAAGCTCGCGCAAGCCAAGTTCGTGGCCAGCGCCGCGATTGATTCGGCGATTGCGCTGCAACAGGCGAAGCTGCCGAACCGGGTGATTTCGGCGACGCACCTGAAGGCGAAGATGGGCGTGAAGCTGGATGACGTGCGCGATGAGTTGCTGATCCGGGTCGCCGAAGGCGAGAGTGTTTTCACGATCTGTCATGACGCGCACATGCCTTGCCGCTCGGTGATGTACCGCTGGATTCAGAAAGACACCCAGTTCTGTGCGGAATACGAAGCCGCTCTGTACCAGCGTGCGGATAAGTACGTGGAACAGATCGCCGACCTCTCGGAGCACATGCAGATGCGCGCCAAGATGGGCGCGTCCAACGAAGAGATGACTGCGTTGAAGACGCACATCAATTCGCTCCAGTGGATCGCGGCCAAGCTGAACCCAAGGAAGTACGGGGAGAAGCAGCACCTCGAAGTGGAACAGACCATCAAGCTCGATGACAAGCAGCTCGACATGCGGCTTGAAGCGTTGCTGGCCAAAGCACGCGCCGCGCAGTTGGTGGCGCCGCCGCTGATCGCCAATGAACTCGTGCATGAACTTTAAGCATGAACTTCAGGCGAGTTGTGCCGGCGCTGCCGGTAGTCGCGCTGGTCCAGGCGATCGAACATCACCCCACGCTCTGGCGCCGGCACACCTTGCGCCAAGAGTTTCTGGGCTCGCCCCACTGGCAAACCTATTGCATCTACCTGCGCGGGCCGAGTGACTTCACGTTTTCTGAGTACTTCATGGACATCGGCGCGTTCGACTACGACACGCCGGCGCCCGTGTGGCGTGCTGCGGCCGACATCGTGACGGCGATTGTTCAAGCGACTCAGGCCACTGAGCTGGGCCGGGTCCTGATCGTGACCATGCCCGCCGGCGCAGAACTCAAAGAGCACCGCGACGAAGGGGTCTACGCCGAGCACTACGACCGCGTGCATGTGGCGCTCGTGACGAACCCGCGCGCCGAGCTGGTCTGCAACGGCGAAGCCCGTCATATCCCGGCGGGCGAAGCGTGGTGGTTCGATCACCGCGCGCCGCACACCGCCCACAACCGGGGCGATTCGGGACGCATCCACCTGATCGTGGACCTCGTGGCGCCCGGTCTCAGGCACGTCCGATAGGAACGCCAATGGACATCACTGACTTAGCTACGCTCGACCTCTCGACGCTTAGCAGCGACGAGAAGCGCGAGTTGCTGGACCTGTTGGAAATCAAGCAGCGCCGCGCCGATGAAACCAAGCTCTACGCCTACGCGCCGTACCCGAAGCAGGCGGAGTTTCACGAAGCCAGCACCATCGCGGGCGTGATTGACAGGCTGCTGATGGCGGGCAACCAGCAGGGCAAGACGGTCAGCGCGGGGTTCGAGACCGCCATGCATCTGACCGGGCAGTACCCGGACTGGTGGAAGGGTGCGCGCTTTCATGAGCCGACTGTGTTTTGGGCAGCGGGCGTGACAGGTGAGTCCACGCGTGACAACCCCCAGCGCATTTTGCTCGGGCGTCCGGGGAGCTGGGGCACCGGCGCGATTCCGGCGGACTGCATCATCGCGGTCACGCGCAAGGCGCATGGCGTGCCCGACAGTGTGGACAGCATCAAGGTGCGCTACATCACCGGCGGCGTCTCGCTCGTGAATTTTAAGGCCTACGAACAGGGCCGTGAGAAGTGGCAGGGCGAAACGCTGCATGGCGTGTGGTTTGACGAAGAGCCGCCGATCGACATCTACACGGAAGGCAAGGCGCGCACGCAAGCGGGCAACGGCGGCATGGGCGGGATTACCTACATCACGTTCACGCCGTTGCTGGGAATGTCGGAAGTGGTGCGGCGGTTCCTGCTCGACCGCGTACCGGGGACGCACGTCACCAACATGACGATCGCGGACGCACTGCACTACACCGAAGCGCAGCGCACGCAGATTATCGCGGGCTACCCGGTGCATGAGCGCAAGGCTCGCGCGATGGGCGTGCCGATGATGGGCTCGGGTCAGGTGTTTCCGGTCGATGAGGACTTGATCAAAGAGAGCGCGCTGCAAATCCCGTGGCACTGGCCGCGCATCGTGGGCGTGGACTTCGGCTGGGATCACCCGGCCGCAGGCGTGTGGATGGCATGGGATCGGGAGACCGACACGATCCACGTCTACGACTGCTACCGGATCAAGGAACAGACCAGCATCTTTCACGCGGCGACGCTCAAGGCCAAGGGGAACTGGATTCCCGTGGCGTGGCCAGTGGATGGCTTGCAGACGCGCGACGGCAAGCAGGCGATGGTCCAGTACCGCAACCACGGCGTCAACATGCTCGACAAGCATGCGTGTACGCCGGACGGCGGCACGTCGCTCGAAATCACCGTTGGCGACATGCTGGAGCGCATGCAGACCGGCCGGTTCAAGGTGGCCTCACATCTCAATGACTGGTGGGAAGAGTTTCGCATGTACCACCGCAAAGACGGCTTGATCGTGGACAAGGCCGATGACTTGATGAGCGCCACACGCTACGCCGTGATGAGCATTCGCTTTGCGATCACGCCCGCGCCTGAGCGCAACTATATTCCGCAGTTTCTGGCGCTGGATATCGAAGCGGGCTATTAGAGTCAGCGCGCTGATCTTAATGTTGTCGACGCGCTCGGAGCCTTACCCAGTAAGGCTTTCAGCGATTTACACCCCTGCAAACAGGGGGGCTTGTCGTCCCGCTCTGGAGAGCACCAATGAATAGCGAAGCGAAGGTTGCGCGTGGCCAAATCGTCATGACGCACGGGCCTTGGAGCAACGGGCACCAGGAGCAAACCGCGATCGTCACCCACGTCTACGGACAGGGGGTAACGGGGTCGCTGGTGAATCTGCATGTGTTCATGGATGAGGGGATGTCTCTCGTTGAAAGCGCGGTGCCGTGGTATCCGACGCTGGCTGAAGGGCTGGAGCGGGTCCAGTTGTCGAGCCAGCGGGCGGGCGCTCGCTTCTGCTACTTCCCGCAGCCCGTCGATGCATGACCATCAATGAAGGCCTTCTAACGGGAGAACCCCATGTCGATCGGAACCATTGTATTGATCTTGCTGGTGCTGTGCCTGGTGGGCGCTTTTCCGCAGTGGGGCTATAGCCGCAGTTGGGGCTATGGGCCGAGCGGCGTAGTGGGGGTTGTCCTGATTATCTTGCTGGTGCTGTTCCTGCTGGGCCGGCTCTGATGAATGACCATCTTCCGCACGCCACGAACGCCGAGATGCAGCGAATCGCTGCCCGTTACCCGATGGCAACCCCCGAAGAGCGGCGCGACTATTACGCGAAGAGGACTTCTGACGAAATGCTGAAGATCATCGGCGCACTGAACCGCGCGAAGCATGCCGCTGCCTTGCAGGCGGAGCACGACGCCGTGAATCACCCGGCGCATTACACGTCGCACCCCTCGGGCGTCGAGTGCGTCACGATCGCCGAGCACTTCGGATTCAACATCGGCAACGTTATCAAGTATCTCTGGCGCTGCGAAGAGAAGGGCGCCCCGATTCAGGACCTCGAAAAAGCCGCGTGGTATTTGAACCGCGAGATTGCCAAGCGCAAAGGAACCGAATGACTACTCGTGCACAGATTGAAGCCCGCGTCGTGGTTGTTGAATACGTGAAGCGCGGCACCAAGACGCTGTGTTTCCTCACGCTCGATAACGGTTGGGAACAGTCGGGCGAATCCGATTGTGTAGACCCGGCGAAGTACAACGAAGACCGTGGCGCGGACATCGCATTTGAAGACGCGATTGACCAGCTCTGGCCGTTGCTGGGGTTTCTTGAGAAAGAGGACCTGTACCGCCAGCAAAAGAGCGGTTGACCCCGCTCGGGGAGAACTGCATGGCTGATCGTGAAGAAGACGCGCTTGAAGCCGCGAAGGAACTGTTTGATTCGAAGATCAACACGCTGCGCCAAGAACTGAGCACGGCGATTTTGAACCTCAAGGAACTGAAGGAGCATGACATCGCCAGTCTGGCCGAGCATCAGCGAATGCTGGCACTGGGCCTCGACCGGCGCATTGACGCGATTGAGAAGGCAGCGGACACGGCGCTGGCCGCGCAGGAAAAGCGCTTCGATACGGTCAATGAAATCCACTCCCAGTTCGCCCTGCAAGCGGCCTCGTTCCTGCCACGCGCTGAATTCGACCGTGCCTTGCGCTCCCTCTCAGACAAGCTCGACATTCTGACGATGACGATGGCCGATAAAACCGAAGCCGCAGCCAAAGGCTTTGATGCGCGCGTGATAGCCCTCGGGAATTCCTTCGACGCGAAGGTCGAAGCGAACGCTTTAAAGATCGAAGCAAACAACAAGACGTTTGGCGCACGCCTGGATGATCTTCGCGCCTTCAAGGATTCCTCTACGGGCCGCTTGGACGGGCTCAACGCGGGCTGGGTTTATTTACTCGGCCTCGTCTCCTTGGTCAATGGCCTCGTCGCGCTCTTCCTGATCTTTCGCCACGCCTGATCTTTCGTCGCCGATTGCATCACTCGCCTAGTCAATAAAGGGCTGATTATGTTCGACATTGAGAACCCGCCTGAAGAGTCGCTGGACCCTCTCGATAAAGGCGCCGATCCGCAGGCCATGAGCGCGCAAGCGCTGCTTGCCAAGATGGAGCGCATGCAGATGTTTCAGCAGATGCTCTGCGATCGGCGCAAGGAAGCCGTCACTGCACGCGTGGCGAGTGGCGTAGAGCGCCGCTGGCTCGATGACCTCGACAACTACCACGGCCGCGACGGCGCGACGCGGCGCCTCGACATGCTCGACGTGCTTCAGGGCAGTGCGACTGGCGGGCGCGGTAGCAGCGGTGACACGCAGGCCGCGAACCGTTCGACGGTGTTCGTCCAGCTCACGCGCCAGAAGGCCAATGCTGCCGCCGCGCGCTGCGCCGACATGCTCTATCCGATGGATGACAAGAACTGGGGCATCAAACCGACCCCGGTGCCCTCCCTCATGGACGCCGCGAAGAGCAAGAATAGCCCGCCGGTGATGGAGAACGGCCAGCCGTTGCCGCACCCGAACGTCCCGAATCAGAACCTCACCTACGCCGACCTTGCAGCCGAGCAACTGATCCTTGCGCAAGAGAAAGCCAAGGCGATGGAAGACGAGATTGACGATCAGTTGACTGAGTGCCAGTTCAACTATGAAGGGCGCAAGGTCATTCAGGACGCGGCCATGATGGGCAGCGGCATCCTGAAGGGTCCGGCAGTCGTCAGTCGCATCGCGAAGAAGTGGAGCCCGAAGACCGCCGTCGATCCGCAAACGCAGAAGACCACGACGGTCCAGGTGCTGGAGATGGCGGAAGTCATCAAGCCGCATAGCTACCGCGTGGATTTGTGGAATTTTTATCCCGACCCGGCGTGCGGCGAGGATATTCAGGACGGCTCCTATGTGTGGGAGCGGGAGTACATGCCCGGTCGCAAGCTGGCCAAGCTCGCCAAGGTCCCCGGTTACAACGCGCAGGCAATCATGCTGTGCCTGCAAGAAGGGCCGCAGCGCGTGCATGGTGAGGAAGGCAGTTACAGCGACAACATGCGTGCGAGCGGCACGGCATACGACCGTAGTGGCGCGTATGACGACAAGCGCTATGAGCTGTGGACCTACACCGGTGACGTGGCGCGCGAAGACCTCGAACTCGTGGGCGTGAATATTCCTGACGACATGGAAGGGTGGCTCACGACCTTCAGCGGCGTCATGGTGATGTGTAACAACCGCGTTATCAAAGCCATGTTGAACCCGCTGGACTCGGGCGACTTCCCTTATGACGTGTTCATTTGGGAACGCATGGCGCTCTCGCCGTTCGGCGTGGGTGTGCCGTACCTCATGCGCTACGCGCAGCGCACGCTCAATGCTGCATGGCGCGCGATGCTCGACAACATGGCGCTCTCCAGTGGCCCGCAGATCATCATGAACCGCAAGGCGGTGGTGCCGGCTGACGGTAACTGGCAGCTCACGGCGCGCAAGATTTGGCACATGGCCGGCGACGCTGACGATGTGACGAAAGCCATGATGGTTTTCGAAGTGCCGTCGCACCAGCAGGAAATCAGCAACATCATCGAAATCGCGCAGAAGTTCGCCGATGAGGAAACCAGTCTCCCGCAGATCGCGCAAGGCGAGAAGGGCACTGCTCCCGATACTGTGGGCGGCATGTCCATCCTGATGAACAGCGCCAACACGGTGCTGCGCCGGCTCGTCAAGCAGTACGACGACATGGTGACGCGTCCGCATTTGCGCCGCTATTACGACTGGAACATGCAGTACAACCCGAAAGAAGAAATCAAGGGCGACTTCGAAATCGATGCCCGTGGTTCTTCTGTGCTGATCGTTCGCGACCAGCAGCAGCAAGCCGTGATGCAGATGTTCGAACTGGCGACGAATCCCGTCTTTGGTGTCTACGTCGATCCGCTCAAGCTCTTTAGAAAGGGGCTGGAGATGAATCACCTGACGCCGGATGACGTGATGCGCTCGCCTGAAGAGATTGCGCAGAAGCTCAAGGAAGCCAGTCAGCAACAGCAACCGCCTGACCCGCGTGTCCAGGCTGCGCAGATTCAGGCGCAGGCACGACTCAAGGAAGCGCAGATCAGCACGCAGGGCGAACAGGCCTACATCAACTCGCAGGCTCAGATCGCCCGCGACGACCATGCCGCCACGATGGGCGAACTCCAGATGAAGCGCGAGCTGGCGATCCTGGATTACGCCAACAAGAACGGCATGCAGCTTATGCAGATCAAGGCCGACCTCGCGCAGCTCGCGCTCAAGCTCAACAGCGATCATGCACTGAAGAACGCCGAGAACATGACGCGTGCCGCGCAGAGCGCAGGGCCAGCCGACGCCGCGACCCCCACGACCTCACCGGATAGGACCCTCCAATGAGCACGAAAAGTGTCATCTCCGTACCGAACGGAAATCAGAATATTCGGCAGGTGGTCTGGGCCGCTCTCGTCAATGGTGACGCCGGCGACCCGATCGGGCCGGACCTCGATATGTGGTCCGACCGATCGGTCCAGGTCGGTGGCACCTTCGGCGCGGCCGGCACGGTCGTGTGGGAAGGCTCCAACGATGGCGTGAACTACTTCATGTTGTCGGCGCCGCAGGGCACCTCGCTCTCCTTTACCTCGGCGGGTCTCAAGCAAGTCCTCGAAGGCGTGCTGTACGCGCGCCCGCGTGTGGCAGCAGGCGACGGCACGACCGCGATTGCCGTCAGTCTGATGCTGCGTCTGCCGACGCTGCGCGCGGGCTAACTTTTTGGCGGTGGCCGTTTAGGGCTACTTAACAACTTAACACCCGTTAAGGAATGAACACACAATGTCCGACCTCCAAAACGACAACGCCCAAGCGCAAGCACCGGCGACCGAAACGCAAACCCCCGGAAGCGCAGCCGGAACACCTGACGCAAGCGCCGCTGTATCCGATCCGGGAGCCGGAGCTGACGTGGCCGTGCCTGCTGCGGTGACGCCGCCGGCGGAAGTGCCTCCCGCGATTACGGGAACGATGGCCGTCACGGTCACGGACCAGCAGCTTATCGATATGGCCTTCGGTACGGCGCCCGCTGCACCGGCGGTGACGACGCCGGCGCCGGCGCCGGTGATCAGCGACGCGCAGATGCGTGCTGCCTGCGAACAGCTCACGAACGGCGCTCGCATGTACTACGGAATGCTCGACGCCGCTGCGGCGCTGAACCAAGTCGGTTCGCTCGGTGCCGCAGTGAGCGAGCGTCAGACCGCGCTCAATGGTCTGGACAGCGCGATCGCCGATCGCCGCGCCCGGATCAACGCACTCGATCAGGCAATCGCCGATCAGGTTGCGGCGAACGAGCGCTCGATGAACGCCGCGTTGCGCGCAGCGAGCGACAAGGGCGTCGAAGCGAACAACCAGGCCAACTTGATTCTCTCGACCGCGCAAGGCAATGCCACGACGCTGCTCACGGCTGCACGCGTGAAGGCGCAAGAGCTGTTGGACGCGGCCAATACCACGGCCAGCCAGATTCAGATGCAGACGGCCGAAGACACGCAAACCGTCGCTGCACTTGAGCAAAAAGCCACTGAGCTGACCGGGCACATCGCCGACCTTGAAACGAATATCGCACTGGCACGCGCCAGTCTGCGCCAGCTCCTTGGAGACAGCTAATGACCATCGGACTCTCTACGACCGTCCGCAACGCAATGCTGGACGCGATCACGACAGCAGCGGGCGCTTCGGCGCTCTTTCGTTTTTATGACGGTACGCGTCCGGCTACGGCTGGGACGGCCACGACCAAGCTCGCGGAACTGCCGTGCTCGGCCACGTTCGCACCGGCCTCCAGTGCTGGCGTGCTCACGCTGAACCCGATCACGTCCGCTGCGGCGGTGGCCACGGGCACGACGACGTGGTTCCGCATCACGAAGGCGGACGGTACGACCGTGGTCATGGACGGCTCGGTCGGGACTTCGGGCTCGGACGTGAACCTGAACTCGGTTTCGATTTCGAGCGGCGCGACGGTCAGCGTGACCTCGGCAACCATCACGGCGGGCAACCCCTAAGCCCAGCCTCACCGGAGGCTAGGCCATGCCCACAATCGTACTCACCACGGGCACAACTTGGACCGTGGTGTCGGATTGGAACAATTCGAATAACACCATCGAAGTCTGGGGTGCGGGCGGCGGCGCTGGCGGTGACGGCTCATTTGGTTCGGGCGGTGGCGGCGGCGGTGCGTGGTCAAGGATCGCGAACCTCGCGCTCACCCCCGGCGCATCGATCAACATCCGCATCGGCGCGGCCGGCGGCAGCTTCGACGGCAGCAACGGCACAGTGGGCGGCGATAGCTGGTTCAACGGCACCACGGTATCGAACGCATCCGTGTCCGCGAAGGGCGGTGGCGGTGGCGGCTTCGGCCCCAGCTCGCCGGGTACGGCAGGCGCCGGCGGCACGACAGCCGGTGTAGGCACGACGAAGTTCGCGGGCGGCGCCGGCGGCATCGGCGGCTCGAACGGTAACGGCGGCGCAGGCGGCGGTGGCGGTGGTGCGGCTGGCCCCGCCGGCGCGGGCGGAGTTGGCGCCAACCCGAACAACGCCACGTTTAACGGTGCTAACGGTGGCGCGGGTAACAACGGCGCGAACGCGGGCGGTACAGGCTCGACCGCTCAGGGCGTCCCAGGCGGCACGGGTGTCTCGCAGGCGAATGGCGGCGGTGGTGGTGGTGGCGGCTCAAACATAGACGTCAACTCAATCGGCCTCGGCGGTAATGCTGGCCTTCCGGGCGGCGGCGCAGGCGGCGGTGGCAATACTCAGTGGTCGCTGGGCGGCACAGCGGGCACGGGCCAGATTCGCATCACGTACACCGTGGCGTCCACCACGGGCACGCTGGCCCCGACGCTCGCCGGCGTAACGGCGGCGATCGCAGGCGTGATCCTCAACCCGGTCACGGGCACGCTGTCGCCGACGCTGGGCAATGCCGTGGCGAACGGCTTCACCGGCACACTGGAATTCAGTGGGTCGATGGCGCAGACACTTCAGGCAGTCACGCAAGCGGCAAGCGGTGGGCTCACGATCAGCGGCTTTCTCGGTGGCTACCTCGACTCATCGGTCAGTGCGATACCGGCCAAGCAAACCTTCAGTGGCACGATGGCGCCGATCACGCTGGGCGCCGCGACGATGAACGCGAGCGGGAACCAGCCGGTTTTCGGCACGTTCTCCCAGACCCTTGGGAACGCAATCGCTGCAATGGCCGGCAACGAGTTGTTTACCGGCACGCTGGCCAAGACGCTGGCCAACCAC